ATGTCGTCGCTGCAAGAGAACGTCCGAAACCAACGTCGGCGCTCTGGCTGGAGCCAGGAACAGCTCGCCGAAGAGGCCGGCCTGTCCGTGGGCGTCGTCCGCAAGATCGAGCAGGGCGGGAACGCTCAGGTCGAGACCATCCACATGCTCGCGCGGGCTTTAGGCACCACCACGTCCAGCCTGTTCGCCACCGAGGCTCCCGAGCCCATCCGCCCGAACGCAGGCGACGGCCCCAAGCTCTCCGAGCTGCGCCGAGCGCTCATGCCTCCGGTCGGGCTCCGTGAGGTGATCGTCGAAGCCGACCACGCGCCCCTCCTTGCCTCGATCCAGCGCGACATCGACGACAGCCACGCTCTGTACCACGCCGACCACTACGACAGCGTCGCCAAGAAGCTGCCGGCCATCCTCCGGGACGCCGAGGCCGCCGTCTCCCTGTCGGAGGAGGTGGACCGCCAGGAGGCCATCGTCGTGCGCGCCAGCGCCTTCCTGCTGGCCGGGAAGTACCTCACCCAGGTCCGCCGCTACGACATGGCCTACCACGCCCTCTCGCTGGGCATCAGGGACGCCCGCGAGGCCGACAGGACGCACATCGCAGCCACCGGGGTCGTTGGCATGGCCTGGCTGCTCCTGCGCCAGGACCGCTTCGACGAAGCCGAGCGCCTGGCCACCGTGACGGCCGAGGAAGTCGAGCCGCGCATGTCGAGCGCCAAGCCCGGCGATCTCGCGCTCTGGGGCGAGCTGCTTCAGCGCGTAGCCTCGGCTGCGATCAGGAACAACCGCCCCGACGTCGCCAGGGACGCCCGGCGCATGACTGCGACCGCCGCGAGTGCGCTCAGCCGGGAGCACGTCAACTTCAGGCAGCACTGGACCACCTTCGGGCCGGTGACGGCAGAGGCCAAGGCGATCGAAGATCTCTCCCTCATCGGGGACCACCGCGGAGTGATCAGCAGGGCCGACGAGGGCCCGGTCGGCTCCAAGGGCCTGAAGAAGTTCGGCCGGCCGAGCGCGAACAACTGGGACCGGCACCGCCTCGACGTCGCACGGGCTCACGCGAAGCTCGGCTCCCACCAGGACGCCATGGACGAGCTCTCCACCATCAAGGAGTCGTCCCCCGAGTGGCTGCGGCACCAGGCGATGGCCCGTCGCGTCATGACGGACATCCTGGAGCGACGCAAGCGCACCCTCACTCAGGACATGCGCGAAATGGCCGTCCACCTGGGCGTTGCCGGGTAACTACCACGCCCCGTAGCACTTCCTGGCTGTCAGTCAGGGAACTGCTACGGGGCGTGTCTGGTTCGGCCTGATCGCTGCTCGTAGTTTCGTGGTCATGGACGGTCACGACGAAGCAAGCGGACCGGGCATCGGCGAGCTGGCCAGAGACACCGCCAAGAACAAGGTGGGTGTCCTCATGGGCAGTGTCGGCGGGCGATACCTCCTGCGACCGCTGAACGGCGGTTGCGAGTGGGAGGTTGAGCCAGGTGCCATGGGCCGCCTCACCGCAAGCGAGGCGCTGACTGAGCGCACCCGCATAGAGAACGAGCGCAGCAGGGTTGCCGGTGCACTGAAGGCTGGCCAGTGAGCGGCGCACGCCGATTACTCAGCCGGTGTGGCCGCCGTGTCACGCCGTACGCCGGGCCCCTGTTCGCCTTCACTGTCGCGGTCTCGGTCGGCCTTGTCCTGGCCGCTGCGTACGTCACGGCGAATCCATGAGACCGACCCCGCCCGAGCTTGACGGCTCCCCCCTCGCTCGGGCGGGGTCCACCACGAACACCTACGGAGGTCACGCATGTCCGAAACCACGATGACCGCTCTGCGTACCGGCCGAGCCTTGGTCGACGAGGAGCTGTTCGACAGCATCACCCGCATGGTGATGCACGAGAAGGGGCGCGACCGGAAGTTCGCCGAGGAGGTCGCCGACCAGGCCATCACCTTCGTGTTCGTCGCGGCGACGTCCACCGTCCCGATGGTGCCGAGCGACGACGTGGACGAGGGCCTGCACGCCTTCATCCTCCACACCCCCGACCACCACGCGTTCTGCCAGAAGTACGCCGGCCGCTTCCTGCACCACAACGCCCGGCCCGGCGTGCCGCGCACGGTCGAGGACGTCACCCGCTCGGCACACGCCATGAAGGCGGCCGGCTTCCAGGTCTTCGACGCCCGATGGAGCGTCGGTGACTCCGCGTTCCAGTGCGACTCGGACTGCGGACGCCCGTACGGTCAGCAGTAGTTCCCGGAGTAGTTCCCGGACGCGGCCGGCCCTGGCGTAGGGGTCGGCCGCCTCCATTCTCGAAGGAGCGCATGTGTCCAACCTCGCCGCCTCAGAGCTGCCCATCGTAATCCTGGACGCCGTCGCGCCCACCAAGCAGCGCTGCCTCCTGAACCGGCGCGGCTCAGCAGTGTGGGATGTCGAGGGCGATCGAGGCAGATTCGCCGTGAAGCTCGGCTATCCCATCGAAGGGACCAGCGAGTGGCCGGCCCAGCCGTGGACCGCGCTCGCGCCGGCCCGCGAAGGCCACATCCTGTTCCGCCTGAACGTCAGCGTGACGTACGGCGAGTGGGAGGAGGGCACTTGGAACGTCCAGCCGTGGCGCGAAGGCCCGGACCTCTACGACTTGTGGTCGCCCGTTCGCGCGGAGGGCTCGAAGGTCGAGCCGCATCTCGATGTGGCCCGGTCCTGCGCCCAGACTCTGGCCGACCTCCATGCGAAGGGGTGGGCGCATGGTGATGTGCAGCCGGCCCACTTCATCATCGGCATGGACGCCACGCGCCTCATCGACCTCGCGCTCGCTCACGGACAATGGGTGCCGGAGGGCTACGACTTCACGTACCGCGGCTGCCTGGTCCACTACGAGGCTCCGGAGATCAGCAAGGCCATCCTGGAGACGGGTGAGGCCGTGCCGACGTTCGAGTCCGACGTGTACGGGCTCGGCGCCTCGCTGCTCATCTCGGCCACGGGGTGGCGGGCTGTCGAGTACCCCGACGACGCTCCTCGGCCCGTCCAGCGTCAGGCCGTAGCGGACGGCCGGCGTCGCGATGTGACGATGCCCGGCAAGCTCGGCCCGCTGGTCGACGCGATGCTCAGCTACAACCCTGCGGACCGTCCCACGATCGGCGAGGTCATCTCGGCGCTGAGCTGAGCACGGAACGACGAAAGCCCCCCTACCCATCGCGGGTAGGGGGCTTTCGTCATGCACTTAACGCACCGGGCAGGCGCCGGTCGCGCAGTCTTGGTCGGTCGAGTCCTCGATCGAGGTCACCTCGAAGGAGTCGAACTCCTCGGCGGTGATCCGCTCGTACGGGGCCTGCTCCCGAGTGCCGTCCGGCATCAGGGTCGTGCCCTTCAGGTCCGGCAGCCACGCCTTGATCAGGTCGGCCGCCTGGTCGACGGTGTACGTCCCCTCGGGGAAGTTCACGGTGAAGCTCACCGCGTTGTCGGCGTACTCGGCCTGATACATGGCCTGGAAGGCGAGCATCGTGAACAGGCTGATCTCGTCGGCGGACTGAACGATCGCGGGGTCGTAGCCCAGGGCCTCGACCTCGGCGACGAGCTTCTCCTTGGTCGGGTAGGCCACGACCATCGTGTTGCCGGACTGGTCGTAGACGCACTCCTCGACCTCGTGGCCGTCGAACTCGGCCTTGACGACCGTTGCGGCCTGGGCCGGGTCGGTCATCGAGAACCGCACGCGGCGGATGAAGTGCCGGGCGTAGATCGGGTGGATGCCCTCGGTGACGCCTGGCAGCTTCGCGATGGAGCCGGTCGGAGCCACGGTCGTCACCTTCACGGGCTCCGGGGTGCGGAGCTTGAAGGAATAGGCCCTGGCCTCCTCGCGGACCGTGTCGTACAGGTCGTTGAGCAGGTTGCGGAAGCCGTAGGAGTTGATCGCGCGCGAGTAGGAGATGCCCTGCTTCGCGAGGAAGCCCTGCACTCCGAGGTGGCCTACGCCGATGCGCCGCTCCGAGTGCATCACGCTGCGCTGCTGGTCGTCCGTCATGTCGCCGTAGGTGGCGCGTATCAGGAACCGCGTCATCAGCTCGTGCGCCCGGTGCAGACCCTTGCGGTCGACCCAGCCCGAGCTGTTCTTCGGGGCGAAGTGGTCGAGGTTGACGTGGCCGAGGACGCAGGCGCCGGTCGGCGGGAGCGCGATCTCGCCGCACGGGTTGGTGGCGACGACCTCGTTGACCTCGCCCTCGTTCGAGAGGGTGCTGTTCCAGTAGCCGGGCTCACCGTTGCGGAGCATCCCCGTGACGACGAGCTCGTGGACGGCCGTGGCCGCGATGTTCAGCGGGTGGTCGACGCTCTGTATCGCGTCCACGAAGTCCTGGTCGATCTCGACCGAGATGTTCGTGGTCCAGTGCTTCGAGCCGTCCGCCTTGCAGTCGAGGAAGTCCGAGACGAAGGGGTCGTTCCAGTGGCAGATCGCCATGCGAGCCGAGCGCCGGACTCCGCCCGAGACGACGCACTCCGCGATGGCGTGGTCGATCTCCATGGCCTCGACCGGTGTCAGGTGCCCGCCCACGTTGCGCGAGGAGTGCGTGAGCACCTTGCCGACCTCGGTCAGCATCCGGGCGAACGGGCCGGGGCCGCTGGCCGTGCCGCCGAACGTCTTCAAACGGCTGCCCTTGCAGCGCACGCGGGACACGTCGTAGACGCGGGCGCGGTGCTTGACCTCGTCGTCGGTCATGAAGGTGTCGATGAGGTCGACGAGCGCGCCGGCCCAGCCCTCGCGGGAGTCCTCGACCTCGAAGGCGCCGGCCCAGTCCGAGTCGTACTCGGTGGACAGCAGGCCCGCGGCCTTCATCTCCTCGTAGTCCTGGTGCATGGGGTCGCACACCACGTGGACGTCGAGCTCGCGGCGCGGGGCACCGAAGGGGGCGAGGTACTTCGAGCTGTAGTTGGCGCCGACACCGCCGCCCTCCATCAGGCGCATGAAGGTGAACTCGAAGTGCCGGGAGAGGTCGGTGCCCCACGGGGCGACGTGGCAGTTGAAGAGGTACTGCCGGCCCTTCACTCCTGTAGCCCACAGGTGGCGCCCTGCGGGGATGATGGCGAACTGGTCCATGTGGGAGACCAGCTCGTCGTATTCGGCCCGCACGTCGCCGCTCCAGGCCGTCTGGTCGGTGCCGTGGACCAGGGCGAGGTTGCCGGCCGCGACGCGGCGGACGGTGTCGGGCCAGGTCTCCTTCGAGCCGTCCGCCAGCGTGCGGGAGTAGGTGCGGTTGTAGACGAGCTCGCCGGTCGGGCCGAAGGGAACGTCGATCACTGGTGAATTCCTCCTGGTGTTGGTTGGGTGCCTCACTGCCTCAAGGCGGCAGCCCCGAAGGACTACCGCCAGGCGACACTTACACAGGTCGGCCGGTCAGCTCGCCGAGCACGACGATCACCCGCTTCAGGGTGCCGGCGCTGTACGCGGCCAGGTCGGACAGGAGCTTGATCTGCGCGGCCGTCTCCTCGGCCGTGGGAGCCTCGTTGGCGAAGTACGCCAGGCTCAGGTCGATCCGCTCGTCGAGGTAGGGAATCGCCTCCTCGGCCTCGGTCCTCAGCCCGTCGAGCTGGGCCCGCTTCGCCTTGCCGGCGATCTCCTCGGCGTCGTACGGCCGGGAGTAGATGACGTTCACGCTGTCGGTGCGCTCGTCGCGCCAGAAGTACAGCTCGCGCACGTCGTCGTAGAAGTCGAACCGGCCATCGGCCATCTCTGCGGGCGGGGTCTCACTCACGCTGCTTCATCCTCCAACTGGTCGTATCCGTCGATGTACTTGTCGCCGTTCAGGTGGGCGGCGAGCTTGCCGACACCGCGCTCGGCCCGGCGCTGGACCGTGCTCTTGTGGACCTCGAAGAGGCCGCCGATCTCCTCGTACGTCCAGTCCAGGCCGTAGCGCATGACGATCGAGCGCTTCTCGTCGAGGGTCAGGTCCGCGGTGTCCCAGCCCCGCCGTACGTCGGCGAGGTGAGCGGGGAAGCTGGACCCCTTCTTCTTGTCGGTCTGCGCCTTGGGCATGTCGGCGTCGGGGGCCTGCTCGTTCTTCATCCCGTACGCGGCGTCGGGGTCGAATACCGCAGGGAGCGTGCGCTCGACCGTCGCGCGGTCGTATCCACCTGCCAACTCAGTACCCCTGCGCTTCGAGCTGGTCCTGGTTGACCTCCCAGGACTTGTGCTCCGAGCGGTGCTTCTGCACGGTGAGGAACTTGTTGCTCATGCGCTGGACGAGCCAGCGGTTGAGCATCCCAGGGCCGCCGGCCAGGGCGTGCCGGGCCGCAGCCGGTCGGGTGGCCAGGAAGGTCGCCGCCTCCTGGTAGGCATCCTCCGCCTCCAGGGTGTGCGGGTAGTCCCTGGCCATCTGCCTGGACACCGCACGGGCGACGCTCTCGGCCTCCGGCTCGTCGAGGACGGACCAGTCGGCGAACGCCTCCTCGGCACTGTCGTAGGCGGTGGTGATCTCGATCAGGTTCACTGGGTGACAACCTCCTTCACGGGCACGCGGCCCTCTCGTGTGACAGCGACGATCAGTCCGGGGGCACCTTCGGCGCCCTTGCTGTGCCGGAACCACGTCGACTCGGACTCCATCGACGGCACCTGGATGAAGGTCCGGGGGCCGTCCGCTTCGATGAACTCGTGGTGCAGATGACCGGCGAGCAGGACGTCCGCCTGGTGCATGGCCGAGCTGCGCCCGAAGGCTTGCCCGCGCCACCAGTCGAAGTGCTTGCCCGGCCTGAACTGATGGCCGTGGGCATGGGCGACGACCGTGCCCGAGCACTCGACGACGACCGTCAGCTCGTCCGTGTCCGGGACGAAGAACTCGACGTGGCCGAAGCGGTCGGGGTTCAGGTCGGCCGCGTCCTTGACCGCGATCAGGGACTCGGTGTCGTGGCTGTCGTCGTACCGGGTCACGCCCTTGCCCATGAACCGGACCGCTTCGCCGTGGTTGCCCGGTACCGCGGCCATCGTCAGGCGGGCCACGCGCGGAGCGAACGTCAGGAGGGCGTGGAGCATCACTCGGCGGGTCAGGCGGATCTGCTCGTTGAGCGTGAGCTGCGTCCGCCAGGTGTTCGCCCCGCCCTGCGAGACGAACCCTTCGATGTGGTCACCGAGCCATGCGATGTGGACGTGGCCGATCTCGAAGCGCTGGCGGTAGACATGGAGCAGGTCGGCAGCGCGGTTGATGCACTCGATCGTGCGCTGGAGCGTGCCCTCCACTCCGTCGCCGTCGATCTTGCCGAACTGCATGTCGCCGAGGGCGACGACGAACGTGTGGTCTCCGCCCGTTGCGGTCAGGATCGGCGCCGGGTCGTAGCCGTCGATCGCGGCCAGGAGCTCGTCGAGCGGGGGGCGCCCCGCCCCTTCGGCGTCACTTACACACCGCGCGAACGAGAAGCGGGTGGACACGCCTGTGTCCCCGTTGGCCATCGTCCACTCCGAGGAGCGGAAGCCGGTGACCGTCCACTCGGCGGGATCCAGGCCCTGGCCGCGGAGCACGTCGGTCGCGGCCGACTCGGTCTGCTCGAAGGTCTCGGCCCGGACAGTCACGTCCGCAGCGTCGCCCTTGACCTCGATCTGCCGGGTGAAGTCCTTCTCGGGGTCCGTCGCTCGGGCCGGCACGGCAGGGCCGATGGGCTTGGCCAGGAGCTCGTCAAGCAGCTCGCTCACTGGAGCCTCCTTCCTGCCGGAGTGCCCGGCGATACGTGCGGATGGTTGTGGCGGACACGTCGTGTCCGTGCTTGCGCAGGAGGGCCGAGAGCCAGTCGGCCGACGTCTCGCCGAGCAGGTGAGGCGCGAACGCCGCCTGCTCCGTGAGAGCCATGGCGGCGTAGATGTCGTGCAGGGTCGGGCCCGGATCTCCGGGAAGTTCCGTCACCCGAACACCCCCATCTCCGAGGACCAGTACGTCTGGACGAGCTCGAAGGTCTCCTCCTTGGTGAACCCCTCGGCCCGCAGCTCCTTGCGGAGATCCCCGACGATCGAGGCCGCCCGCTTCACGTTGGAGAAGTGGTCGACGACCTCGGGCTCGTCGGAGAACTCCTCGGCCCTGTCGCTCACTTGCCACCGTCCAGCTTCTCGATGGCGGTCAAGGAGGCGGCGGCGAGCTGAACCAGGGAGTACCGGCGCTCGGACGGGTTGAGCGAGGAGAGCGCCTCGAAGGCGAGGGAGAGGAGCAGTCCGTCGACCTGGCCGTTGGAGGCGTAGTGCCGGCTCCAGGCGTGCGCCCGGCCGTCGTAGTGCTCGGCCTTGCGGGGCGGGAGCTCGTTGACGGTCCAGTCGCTGAGCGCCTTGAGCTCGGCCTTCAGCTCGTTCAGGAGCTGGGTCGTCGGGTCGGGCTTGCGGGTGGTCTTCTTCGGGGTCTCTTCTGCCACTGGGTCAGTCCTCCTTCTTCTGCACGAGCGAGAGGATGTGCTCCGCTCCGTGCGCCAGGTATGTGTCGGTCACGTCGGCCTTCAGGCGCACTGCCTTGGCTGAACGGAGAGCGCGCGTGATCTTGCCGGTGAGCTCGGCGCCCGCGTCATCGGGGTCGGCCCAGGTCCATACGCGGTTGAAGCCGGCGAGCATCCTTCGGTGCCGGCCGAACCACATGTTGGCGCCGGGGATGGCGACCGCGTGCAGGCCGAGCTTGTTCAGGATGATCGCGTCGAGCTCGCCCTCGGTGACGTGGATCTCCTCGCCTGCGCGGTGGACGGCCCCGACGTGGAACATGCGGGGGATGTCGTCCTTGATCGTGTTGTACTTCCCGTGGAAGTAGTCGCGGTGGTTGTGCTCGCTCAGGCACCGGAAGCGCACGGTGAGCGGCTGCCCGTCGCGGCCGAGGTAGGGGATGGCCAGCATGCCCCGGTACTTCTCGTGGCCCGGCGCGGGGTCGGCGACGATGCCGAGCCGGAAGGCCAGGGCCTCGTCCCGCCCGATGCCTCGCTTCATCAGGTAGGCGGCCGTCTCGGCGGTGAGGTGCGCCTGGTAGGTGGCGACCGCCTCCTCCAGCATCTCCTTCTGGGACGTCGAGAGCGGCGTGAGCGGTTCGTGCTCGGCCAAGCTGTTCTCCTCCTTCTACTTCCTCTTCCAGGCCGGCACGTAGCCGCCTCCTGGCTTCTGGCCGGGCTTCTTGTTCGCCGCCCGGTGGCCGCCTCCGTAGCGGCTGACGTAGCTGGTCTCCTTGGCGACCGCGCCCTCCTCCAGGCCGTGCTCCTTGGCGTACGCCTTGGCCTGCTTGAAGTCGATCGCCTTGCCGAGCTGCATGTCGTGGTACTTCTCGATCAGCGTGAAGCTGTCTCCGCCGTTGGAGCAGGAGTGGCAGTTCCACAGGCCCTCGTCGAGCCGGTAGCTGAACGAGGGGGTGTTGTCGTCGTGGAGCGGGCACTTCGCCATGCCCGCGTTGCGCTGGTCGTTGAAGTCGACGTCGAGGTGGTGCATGACCGAGTCGAGCAGGGGCTTACTGTCCGACCCTCCGCCTCGGTCGGCGTCGATCCGGTGGAACCTCACAGCGTCACCTCCAGGGCCCCCTCGACGGCGAGGATCAAGTCCAGGTCGGAGTCGGGGTCTTCGATGAAGGCGAAGAACGCCTCCAGCTCGTCCCACAGGGCGTTGCGCTCGTCCTGGGTCATGTCGGAGCCCATGAACCCGATCACTGCGGGTCCAGCCCGAGGTAGTCCTCGACGGTGGTGAGGACGAACGCCTGGCGCCAGTTCTTGCCCCGGCGCTTGACGACCACGATGGACTCGACGTTGTCGAGGTCCAGTCCGCGGTGCTTGGCGAAGTTCTCCCGCTCGACGATGGCCTCACCGAGGAAGACGCCGGGCTCGAACTTCGCGTTCTTCGCCTCGATCACCAGGTACCGGCCGCCGTCCTCGCGGATGACCATGTCGCCCTCGTCCTCCTTGCCGGCCAGGCGCAGGGACTCGACGTCGAAGCCTTGGGTGCGGAGGCCGTCTCGGAGATCCGACTCCCAGTCGGCGCCCTTGCGCTTGTTCCGCTTGTTCCGTGCTGCAACACTGTTGCTCAACTTACACACCTCCAATACGCGAACCAGGCAGGGCGCCCGGTGGATGCCTGCGACACTATCACACCTACGATCCGAGAGACAGCGCCACCTTGGCCGGGTGCCAGTCCTCGGCCGGCTTCGCCGACTGGATGATCTCGCGCCGCTCGGCCTTCTTGAACCGCGTGTACTCCGGCTGGCAGATCATCGTCGCGTAGCGGCCGGCAGTCGGGTCGCACGGGCCCATGCGCTGCTTGATGCACGCCACGTTGTAGGCCAGCGAGGTCGGGTCCAGGGCCACGGAGAGCGAGAGCTCGGGCTTCTCGGACAGGCCGCCCTTGACCTGGTCGCGCGACGGGGGAGCCCAGGGGTTCGTCTTGGCTTCCCAGTTCTTGTCGCTCGCGTGGTGCAGGATGATGACCGTCGCGCCCGTGTGGCGGGCGATCTCCGTGCAGCCCTGCATCACGGCCATCTGCTCGGTGTAGTCCGACTCGGCGCCCTCGAAGTCCATCAGGTTGTCGAAGATCAGGACTTCCGGATACCGGTCCCACAGCTCGACGTACGCCTCCAGCTCCTCGTCAACGGCACGCCACGAGATGGGGGAGCCGAAGGAGAAGGTGATGTTCGAGTTGGCCAGCGCGTCGATGTACGCCTGCCTGTACTTCCCGCCCTCCGCCATGCCGGCCTCGACCATCTCGGTCGTGTCCATGGTGGCCATGGAGGCGAGGCGCGAGCTGGCGGTGAAGGCACTCATGTCCGCCGAGAAGTACAGCGACGGCAGGTTCATCTGGGCCACCCAGAACAGGGCGAAGCCCGACTTCTGCGTGCCGCTTCGGCCGGCGACCATGATGACCTCGCCGTGTCGGGGTCGCACGCCCATGGCGTAGAGGTCGTCGAACGCCTCTACGCGCGGGAGTTCACGGCCGCTTGCAGCATGGAGCGCAAGGGAACGTCCTGGGGTGAGCACTCGGTGATCTCCTCTCCTTGGACGACGACGCGCCCGATGCCTACGGCTTCGATCAGGGTCTGGCAGGCCGGACACGGCTTGCGGGTGATGTAGAGGGTTGCGTCCTTGAGCTCGTCGGGGTGGATGCCCTTGTCGAGCACGTCTCGGATCGCGTTGCGTTCAGCGTGGTCGGCCGCGCAGTTGGCGTAGTCGCTGTCCGGAGCGCAGTCCTCACGCGACAGTCGGCCCCGCGGGCAGTTGCCGGCCGTCTTACAGCCGGGGATACCGGGCGGCAGGCCGTTGTAGCCCACGCCCAGGAACCGCTTGCGGCGGTTCAGGATCACGGCGCCCACCTGGGCCCGTGTGCAGTCAGCCATCGTGGCCACTTCGGCGGCGATGTCGAGGGCCCACTCATCTCTCGAAGGTCTCACTCGACCCTCCCTCCTGCGGGCTGGCGCCCGCGCATGTACCTCCTCTCTCTCGTGGCGACACTTACACAGTTAGATCAGTCGAAGTCGGGGACGTCCGCGAGGGCCGCCTCCGCTTCCTTCTCACGCTTCTCGGCGTAGCCGATCACGGCGGTGCGGACGGACGCGTCGGTCACCGGACGCCAGACCCACGCCGGGTGCGCGCCGGGCTTCTTCGGGGGGACCTGCTCCAGGCGCACGATCGTGGCGCCGCCGACGATGGTCTCCAGGTCACGGGCGAGGATGGTCTGCTCGATCCTCTGGCCCTTGGCGACCTGCGGGGTGCCGGCCTGGAGCGCGCCACCGTCCTGGAAGACGGTCACGTCCGCGAGGACGGAGTCCTTCGGGCCGTTGGGGGTGGGGCGCTGACGGTCGAACGAGTGGACCTCGATCAGGATGGCCGGCGCGTTGATGTTGTCCTTCGGCTTGAACCAGCCGCCGCCCTGGACCGGGATGTCGATGAGGTTGAGAGCCACTGAGTTGATCTCCTTCGTTCGTTGCCTACGAGGCAGTTACGTTGCGATGTGGGTGTGGGTACTGCGGTTGGATCAGGCGGCGCTGAGCGCCTTGCCCTTCGCCTTCCAGGCCGCCATGACTGAGGCGTCCGAGAAGAAGCTCTGGTTGCCGGCCCACAGCTTCTTCAAGCCGTCGACCGTTGCCTGGCTCTCGATCTCCCCGAGGATCCAGGCGTTGGGGTCTTCCTTCTTGGGCTCTGCGACACTTACACTCCCAGGCCAAGGAGAAGAGGACTGCTGTGCCGAGGCCGCCGCCCAGGGGTCGTCAGTGGGCCGGGCCGGCTCACTCGTCTCCTCGACGACCGTCGCTCCGAGCGACGTGGCGATCAGGCCCTTGCCGTGCGCGATCTGCGTCGCGTTCGTCACGATGCTGCTCAGGCTCAGGCCCGCCTGCGTGGCCGGGTCCATGCCGAAGAACTCCATGACGTCGGCCCTGATCTCGCCGGTCGTTCCCCGGAAGACTGCCCAGGTGGCGTCGTGGCCCTTGTCGTACTTGATCGTGACGCTGAGTTCGCTCACTGGTGGTTGTTCCCCTCTCTCGCGCTGTCGTTGCCGCCGTAGCCGACGTGCAACCTTCGCAGTGCATCTCCGGGGCGTTCCCCGTTGATGTTGCTACACTAACACACCTTGCGGTGCTGAAGTCAACTCAGGTTCATGTGGTGTGGCTCACGAACGGGAGCATGGCGCCCTTCGTGGACCGCGCGTTCCGCACGGTGAGTGCAAGCTGCGCCAGCGCCCACCCGATGTTCAGGTCGACCCAGTACAGGTTACACACCCCCTCGCCGGCAGGCAGGTGGACGATGATGCCCCAGTCCTGCGAGACGGGAGGCAGCGGCGAGTACGCCGGGGCGGCCTGGTCGGCGGTGAACTTCTCCTTCTTCCAGGCCTTGATCGCATCCTTGTCGTCCGCGTTCACGGGGAAGAGGGTGTGGTCGTACAGCTTGCCGCGCGAGTACACCGCGAGCTGCGAGGCCATCTTGAGCTTGCCGTACTGGATGGAGCCGGTCTTCGTGTCCGTGATGAAGTTGCCGGCGATCGGCTTGCCGTCCGGGCCTGGCCCCTCGTAGTACGAGAGCCGGTCGAACGTGCCGCCCACCGACAGCTCGGGAACCACGACGAACTGCTCGATCGCGACGACCTTCAGCACGGACGTGGTCATCATGTACGCGGCCATGTCCTCCAGGTCCGCGCCCGAGATGGTCTTCGGCAGCGGATCCCCGCGGTCCACGTACTCCGAGAGGTCGTGAAGATAGGTGCCCTTGCGCGACTTGTCGTTCGCGCCGGCCGCGTCTTCCGCCTGCTCGACGAGCTTATTCAGGGCCTTCTTGCCGGCCGGGTCCTCGGGGTCGAGCTCGCGCGCCTTGTCTGCCAGATCGGGGCGCCTCGTCATGCCGACCAGGACGTTGCGGGCCTTCCAGTCGATGAGGTTCGACTTGTCCTCGATGCAGTCGATGAAGGTCGTGGTGCGGGTGTGGCCCTTCGGGCTGCCGCCGCCTTCGGGGACGATGAGCGGCCTTCCCCATCCGTCGCGCGGGACGGACAGGTTGGGGTGTACGGGCTTGCTCTGCTGGGGGATCTCGATCAGATTCAGGGCCACTCGGTCATCCTCTCGTCGGGGCCATGGTGGGCTGTGTCGGCGCGTAGATCTCTCGGGAGTCCGCCCGGTCGTGGTCGGGGATGTAGTCGAAGCGCAGGGGGCTCGGCAGGAACAGTGCTGCCGCAACCGATACCGCAAGGGCGAAGGCGAACGTCACGCGCTTGGCGGACGACTGGCGCCTTCGCGCCTGAATCTCCGCGATCGAGACGGTCTGCTCCGGGGCCGGCTGGTCTGCGAGCACCAGGTAGATACGGATGGTGCTGTCTTCGAGGATCTCGGGCTCGCACTCATCGGCGTCCATCGGCTCCAGGCCGCGGGCCCTTGCCTGTGCCAGGACGGTCCTCATGTCGGCCGGGGAGTGCCCCAGCTTCGCGTCGATATGGAAGTCTTCGTCGCCGTAGTCGACACTCAGGACGATCAAGCCGTCCTGAGAAGTGAACGTCCCCTTGCCCTGCCACCCGTCAGGTCCGCAGGTACCCACCCCCGAGTGGTTCTCCATCTACTCGACCTCCTTGAGTGTGTAAGTGTCGCCAACGGGTCTATCTTGCGTTAGCGTTCAACGAAATGTCAAGCGTCTGTGAAGTGGATCTTCACGTCCGGAAGGTAAGACTCCCGCATCATGCCGATGGTTGCACTGGTGTTCGAATAAATTTTGACCGTTCGAACGCGCCGTACCTAGGGTGGGGACGCCAAAGCCCCCCGCACTAGCACTGCGGGGGGCTCTGGCTTCAACGCTTGCGAGACTACTCCTCGCCCGCATTGTCTGCATTTGGCCGGGGCGTAGTCTTCTTGTCCGGCCGGTGGATGATGTCGTCATCTTCCGGCTGTCGGGGGATGAAGTGGAAGCCTTCCTCGGTGTCCGGGTCGTAGTGGACAACCGCATTGTTCTCCTTCAGCATCTCCAGCCAGGGCGTCAGTCGCGCTCGGTCGGCATCCGTGACCGTCCCCGCGCGACGCCGAGCCTCCGCCCGAAGCATCGCCAGAGGGTAAGCCCAGCGGTGCTCCTCCTTCACGAACCAGGGGATCAGCTCGTCATCGCGAACGATCCGCCGATCGAGCCCTCGACGCTTGCGGAAGTTGCCCCACATGCTGGCACGGGTGTCGATCCCGTACTTGCGCTTGTACTCGTCGATCATCCACTGATAGGTCTTGCCTTCTTCGAACCAGCGAATGACTTCCTGCTCGTTCTGAATCTTCCGCGCTCCCATGTGCCTCCTCTCTTCGGTAGCGATCTCGTGAACGCCGTGACACTTCCACACTACCCCAGAGGTGTCAACCTTGCACAAGGGTCGGTATCGTGGACTGCAACACCAGCACACACTGCCAAAGGGGAAGCATGAAGCTCAAGGTCGAGGTGCTCGCATGCGACATCGACAAGGCGTACCCCGCGAAGACTTACACCATCACAGCGAGCGATGGCCGTAGCGTCTCCAAGGACTTGTGTGCGGAGCATGCCGAGCCGTTCGAGGAGTGGCTGGAAGAGACGGGCCCGCGCGAGGAGCCCCAGCCCACACCTACGGTGACCCCGGTCCCTGTGCAGAAGCCCAAGGTGGCGGCCAAGCAGACGCCGGCCAAGAAGACGACGTCCCCGCGGCGGCGACCGAAGATCACGTCCCTCGCGGAGATCGAGGCGTCGAAGCAGGGCTGAGACGACGAGAGCGCCCCCACCGGCACGGAGCCAGTGGGGGCGTTCTGCTATTCGGAGTCGGCCTGCTCGACGAAACCGAAGGCGGTCAGCGCTTGGAGCGCGACAGCTATCTCGGGGTGGTCGGTCGCGAAGATCGCGACTACGGACAGGGCCACACCCGCGACGGATGCGACCAGCCCGGCCTTGCTCTTGTACTTGGTGGGCAGGGTCTGAGCGATGAAGCTCAGGCCCTTGTCGCTCACCTTGCGGTGCTTACTCACTTGCGGCCGGCCTCCTTCTGGAGCTCGACGAAGCCGCTCTTGCCGATCGCGGGGTCGTAGGACTTGCCGGCCGACTTCAGCTTCGGGTTCTTGTTGTGGAAGCGCGCGACCGCCTTCTGGGTCTCGGGGCCGTAGTAGGTGGACAGCGCGCCGGGGATCGGGCCGTAGCCGGCCTTGAGCAGGAGCTGCTGGAGCTCCTTGACCTGGGCGTGCTTGGCGCCCGGCTTCACCGCGCTGCTCAGCGCGACGATCGTGCTCGTGGCCGCCGCCTTCGGTGCAGCCATCAGGCGGGACCAGGTCTCCGCGCCGGGGTAGCCGTCCGCGTCGCCCCCGCTCCAGCCCTGCGCCTTTTGGAACGCCTGCGTGGCGTTCTTGTCGGCCTGGCCGAACGTGGGGCCGGGGCCCTCCTTGTAGAAGGAGCCGTAGCCGTGGGCGACCAGGCGCTGGCCGAGGACGGTGACGGCCGGGTGCGACTTGCCGAGGACGAAGGCGCTCGCGCCGGGGAAGCTCTTGCCGTCCCAGCTCGGGGTCGCGGGGGCGGTCGTGCCGCCTCCGGTCGAGGGCTTGGCACCCTTGACCAGCTCGATCAGGCGCTTGATCGGGAAGTTGCCGGGGTCGCCGTGGTCGTTCTCCGGGACGTGCATGTGGCCGCAGATCCCGTTGAAGTTCTCCCACTCAGAGAAGGACATGCGCTGGCCGCGGGCCGAGCCGTAGCTCGACGGGTAGGCCAGCCACGGCTTCGACGTCGAGACGACCGGGATCGGGTAGGTGTCGGTCAGCCACTTCACCAGGTCGGCCAGGGCCGCGAGGTCGGCGTCGTCGGCGTCGGGCCAGTACAGGCCGGGCCCGCCCTTGTCGCAGGTGCCGACGAGCTCGATCTGGACCGCGTTCAGGGTGTTGGTCTGCACTCCGCCAGCCGCGTTGACCAGGGCCCGCGCGGACTCGTTGGCGTAGAAGTGCTGGCGGACGGTGCCGCCCTTGATCGTGAAGGTGGGCGCGGAGCCGCCACCCCCGTACGACGGGAAGCTGGAGCCCTCCGTGGTGTGCAGGACGATCACGTTCGGGTGCGGCATGGTGTCGCCCTGATACGCGGCGTGGAACCACTGCGAGGACGCGTCGGCCTTCGGGTAGATGTGAGCGGTCAAGGTGTGTGCCTCCAAGGGGAACGGCGAAGGCCCCGCCTCCGAGCTGGAGACAGGGCCTTCGGGTGGGGTGGGGTCTTACTCGGTGCCGACGACGGCGGCGACAGTCGCTGCGGTGGTGGCCGCCACGGTCGAGACGTGGTGGTCCAGGCGCTCGGACACGGCCAGGCGCTCGGTGCGCTCGTGCGCGACGTCGCGGCGCAGCTCGGAGATCTCGCGGCCCTGCTCGCGCAGGGACTCCTCGTGGCGGGTCTGGCCGTCGAGGACGCGGTCGAGGCGGTACATCACCGAGTCGAGGTCGTCGCGCAGGTTCGTCGAGTGGGTGTTGGCGACCTGGTCGCGGGCTTCGAGCGCGTGGCCGGCGACCTCGTGTATGGCCTTGGCCTGGCGCCGCATGAACTCGGCTGCGATGCCGAGCAGTGCGACGCCGACCGTGCCGCCCGCCGTAACTAGCGACACTTGCACACTGGGCTCAAGCGAGAGGATGGTCACGCCGCCGCCTCCAGGCGCGCGAGGCGGGCCTCCAGGTCGGAGATCTGCTCCGCCTGGCGCTGGACGACCGGAACCAGGGCGACGCCCAGGAGGTCGTAGCGCAGGCCGTCCACCTCGCCGTCGAGGTAGTTGACCAGCCAGTCCAGCCCCGCGGCCTCGACCTCTTCAGCGATGAGGCCGACCTCGTCCTTGCGGCCCTCCTTGATCGAGCCGTCGTCGTCGAGCTGGTCCTTGCGGTCGTAGACGACCGGACGCAGGGCGAGGATGCTGTCCGGGTCTATCTCGTAGTCGCGGACGTTCTCCTTGAAGCGGATCGAGGAGGTGTTGCGGCAGAAGGTGCCGTCACCCTCGACCCACACCGAGTACCAGGTGCCCGAGCCGGAGGCCGCATTGGCGTGCGGCTTCTTCGAGCCGTTGGCCCAGGAGATCGTCGAGCCCGACGTGAGGTAGCCGGAGTGGCTGTGCGAGCTGGGCGCGAACGTCGAGGGCTTGCCTGTGATCGAGCCCCAGGAGTGGGAGTGGCTGGCCGGCGCGAACGTCGAGGGCTTGCCGGTGATCGCGTCCCAGTCGTGGTTGTGCGAGCTGGGCGGGAAGGTCGCCGGCTTGCCGGTCACGTCGCCCCAGGGGTGCGTGTGAGCGGCCGGGGGGAAGGTGCCCGGAGCGCCCTCGATCGTGGACCAGTTGATCGTCGGAGCGAGGTCCCGCCACTGCGTCCCGTTCCAGAACTCCCACTGGTTGGTCGAGGTGTTCAGTCCGAGCCGGCCAGTGCGCGCGGTCTTCGGGCGGGTCGCGGTGGTCCAGCCGCCCACGGTGTTGCCGAGGAACTCGCGCTCGCCCGTGACGTTGCCGGCCGAGATGGTCGCGGCGCCGACCGGGACGGTCACGGTGGCCAGCGGGAACTCGAAGACCCCGGTGTCGGTCTGCGTGAGCGCCGGGACGCTGCCACCGGAAGTTCCCTGCACGACGGCGAGGGTGATGGAGTTGGCGGTCGGATCGAGGCGAAGGACGACACGGTCGTAACGCTGTCCCGCGCTCGCGGCTGCGATGGTCAGGGTCTCGGTCGCCGTCGACTGGACGGAGTGGCCGCGCACGATCGCGTAGCCGGGGTTGACCTTGACCTGCATCCCCGAGCTGTCGCCGTAGACGTTGAAGCCGGTGCCGCCGACCGAGTCGGCGATGCCGGAGTGCGAGGCGAGCTCGCGGAAGAGGTAGCTGTACTGCCCCTCGGAGACGGCCTGGCCGTCGAACGGGTAGGAACTGATGGACACGGGTGAGGGTCCTCCTTCGGGAGAGGGGTCAGTTACTCGGAGAAGGGGCCGACGTCCTCGACGGCCAGATGGGAGCCGGTGCTCGTCAGGAAGCGGACCTTGCCGTACGTGGTATCCGGGGTCCGGGCGGACCAGATCGAGACACCGACCGCGAGCTGGCCGGCCGGAGGGTTGACCAGATAGAAGGCGCAGTCGGCGCTCGACGAGGTGGTGGAGTCGTCGTCGAAGACGGACACCCGATGGGCGCCGAGGACCGTGCCAGAGGTCGTGACGGTCGAGCCGGCAGCCCATCGGAAGCGCATGATCATGCTCGTCTTGGCGTAGCGGATGTTCGTGCTCGCGTTGTCGCCCACGCCGTCCGTGTCTACGGAGTACGCCTGGAGGTGCACCTTGTAGATGCGCTTCGGCGCGGCGACGAAGGGGAGCTGGTAGACCATCGTCTCGGTGCTACCGACGTACGCGGTCTCGTCCAGGTTGTTCAGCAGCGCGACGACGCCGCGCGGCATGTAGCCAGGGGAGAGTAGTCCCACTTACACACCTCCTTACGCGAGCCCGACCCAGAACCGCTTCGGGTCACCCTGGAACGAGCCCGTGGCGATCGAGCTGGGGGCGGTGGTCTTCGCGGCGTCGGTCGTGCCGAGCGTCGCCCAGCGCCACATGTTGTTGTAGCCAAGGCGGGATGGGCACGCGTCGCTGTTGTCGTACGCGAGCATGGCCGGCCCGTCGACCGGGCTCTCGGTGTAGACCATCCTGGAGACCACGTAGTACAGGCCGGGCTGGAGCGTCACCGCGGAGGTGAGGTTGCTCCAGGAGTTCCCGCCGCCCGTGGCGTGCTGCTCCTGCGGCTCGTAGGCCGCGGTGCCCATGTCGCCGGTCGCCCGCATCAGGGTTCCGGAGGAGTTGTAGATGCCGGCCCAGGAGCCGGTCTTCAGTCCGCCCGCGTAGCCCTTGAAGTACCAGACGATCCGGCTCACCGAAGTGGCCTCGTTGATCTTGACCGCCGTCACGCGGCCGGCACCACTGGTCGGGTAGACCACCTGCACCGAGCACATCGCCGGGTCGCTGGACCACGCCTTCAGGCCGAGGTCGGTCGGGTCGAAGTCGCTCGGCTTGGCGAACGACGGGAGCTGTGCGGTCGGCACGCGCTTCGCGGAGTCGAGCGGAGCGACGCCGTTGGCCGCGCCCTTCTCGGCGTACGGGAGGCCGCCGAGGTCGTCGAGGTCGACGGTCACAGCGCCGGTAGCGCCGTTCACCGAGGCGACAGCCTGGTCGCCGACCGTGATGATCTGGCCGTCCGACTGCCGGACCTTGAGCTTGCCGGCCTCGGCGTAAGTCACGACGCCGTTGACGGGGTTGGTCGTCGGCACGACGTTGGCGTTCTTGAGAGCCAGGGCGAACTTGCCCCCGCCGAAGTCGGCGGTCGTGTCGCCGATACCCAGGTTGTAGAACGTGGCGCGGAGGCTGTTGCTGTACGGGTGGCCGGCTTCCGTGACGCGGAAGTACGTGGCCGGGTCGGAGCCGCCGTAGACGGTGAATCCGTTCCCGGACGTCGGGGTGATGTTCACGGGGCCGGTCAGGGTTCCACCGGTCTTGGACAGGGCGCCAACGTCGTCCGCGTCCAGGTCGACGATGCCGGTTTGGCCGTTCACGGAGTTGACCGCGCCGCCTCCAGTGCCGCCGCCCGAGCCGACCTGGAAGACGGTCCCGTCGCCCTGCTTGATGTAGGGCAGGCCCGCCTTCGAGTAGAGCTGGATGCCGCCCGAAGCGGTCGCCGGGTCAGTCGTCCTGTCGCGCGCCGCGATGGCGCCGGCCACGGTGGTCTGCGCCTCGCCGAGCGGGGTGGTCGTACCGAAGGCCGTCTGCCCCGTGTCGCGCTTGCCGTACATGACGTGGCTCTGGAAGGCGCCCGCGTCGGAGCGTCCGGTGATGACGAGGTTGGAGCCAGCGGCGTTGCCGGACTCGGCCGTGTTGTCGGCCTGGAAGTACCAGCGATCCGAGGAGCTGCTCGTCGTCCCCGTGCTGAGCCCGAAGGTGCGGTAGCCACCCGCCGCGCCAGTCACTCGGACCGTGCCGCCCGCCGTGCCGCCAGAGACGGAAGAGAGCGCGCCGACATCAGCCGCGCCGAGCGTGGCGTTGCCTGTCTTGCCGTTCACCGAGGTGACCGGGTAGCTGACCTGTGCGACCTGGAAGCTCGTGCCGTCCGCCTGCTTGACGAACATCTTCCCCGACTTGGAGTAGATGAAGGTGCCGCCCGACGTGGTCGCCGGGTCGGTGCCGACGTCACGCAAGCCGACCGGGCCGTACGACGTCACCTGGGCGGAGCCGTGGTGCACGGTCGTGCCGAAGCTGATCGTGCCGTCCGACCGCTTCGCGTGGATGACGGTCTTGTTGAACGTGCCGTCATCGTTGCGGGAGGCCAGGCGGAAGTCGGAGCCGGCGCCCGAGCCGGTCTCGGCCACATCGTCAGCCTGTATCGCCCAGCGGTTGGAGCCGGAGGAGCTGAAGCTGATGTACCGGTAGCCGCCAGCCGGCTGGTCGATGTCGAACTGCATGGCGCTGAGCTTGGCGTTGGTCTTGGACGGAAGGGCGTTGACGTCGGCCGCGGTGAGGACTACATCCTCGACGCTCTGGCCGTTCACTGACTGGACGACGCCGGGGGTTCCGGCAGAACCGGGCGGACCCTGCGGGCCCTCGGGACCAGTCGGGCCCACCGTTCCGTTGTCGTACGGGTAATACGTAGTCGGCACTTACGCGACCTCCACTCCGCTGATGTGGGCGTAGGCCGTGGCCGAGTTGCCCTGGATACTGATCGAGTCGTTGGGTTCGAGCACCTGCGAGATACGGATCGTGAAGACGCCGTTCGGCTGGATGCCGACGTTCGCGAGCAGGGGGGTGTCGTTGATCTTGACGGCGATGAGCGCGCTCGATGCGCTGATGTTCGTGGCGACGATGTCGGTGACGATCGCCTGGCCGTTGGAGGGCGTCGTGTAGACGACGCTCTCCTCTGCGGGGAGCTGGCCTCGGTAGAAGTTCTTCGGCGCGGTGGCCATCAGTACACCCCCATGATCGAAAGCAGTTGGTTGTCGGCTGCGGCGCCGATGTCTGACGTGCGCTCCAGTTGGGAGACACGGGACTCGGTGCTCGTCACACGCTTGGACAGCGCGGCATCCACGGAGAAGCCGGTCGGATCGCCGAGCAAGACACCCACCTGGAAGCCGTCCGCACCGATCCGCATGACCATGCCGGTGGCGTTGGACGTGAGCTCCTGGTCCTCGACGACGACGGAGACCTTGTCTCCCAGGCTCCAGTCGTGGCCGAAGCGCATGGCTCCGTCCTCCATCGGGACGACCTGGACGTTGACGGCCGTGAAGCCGGACTCCTCCATCGCCTCGTCGCCGGCCTGCTGGAGCTCGTCCCACTTGTCGGTGTTCCGCTGGTCGATGAACTGCTCGATACGCCGACCCCAGTCAGCTTCCGCGGCGAGGGATGCGGGCGTCTGGACCTGGAGGAACTGGCGCTTCACCATCTCGCCCTGGCCCGCCACGATGGCCCGCGTGACACCGGGGGGCGAGATCGCCACACGCTGCCCTGCGAGCGATCCATTGGCCACGTCGAGCCGGATCAGCTTGGTGCGGTCGGTGATCTCGAAGGTCTCGAAGACCAGCGTCTGACCGCGTTGGACAACCCGGAATCCGAGGTTGCCCAGGAGGGCCAGCTCGGTGAGCAGGTTGCCCAGCACGGGGAAGCGCGCGCTCTTGATGACGGCCGGCCCGCGGCCCTGACTGACACCGTCCACCAGGTGTGTCTTGCGGCGTTCGACAGGGGCGCTCGGTCCGATGTTCGCCATGACGTAGGAGTGCATGACGTCCTCCGCCTTGCCCTGCCTGACGTCATGCGCGAGGGTCTGACTGGCCCCGTTGGGGTTGGTCGGGTCAGGGAAGGCGAGGGTGTCCGCGAGGATGACCGTGTCGGACACCCCCGAGAAGGTGATCGTGCCTCCGGGGTCGTCCTGCGTGGCAGCGAACTCGGCCGTCACCATCGGCCCCGACATGAGTACGTCGGTGGGGCCGGTGACGATGATGCCGGCGCCCGGCGTACGCAGGGTCTGCGCGAGCGGGCTCTCGGCCGCGAGGGTGAGCTTCCACTCGCCGACGTTGTTGAAGTTGTCCGTGAGCTCCAGTTGAAGCTCCTCGGGCCGGACGAGGCCGCGACGAGTCAGGGACTTGTCGCGGACCTCGACCGTGATGTCTTGCAGCCGCACTCAGACCACCATCCACTTCCTCGGCCGCCACGAGCAGGTGATCTTCGAGGCGGTCGAGATGTCTTCGAGCTGAGCGGTTGCGGTGGAGAGGCCCGGCTTCACGGTCCAGAACCGCGGGGCCTCTTCGAGCTCGGCGTAGCGGTTGTCGCCAGCCTGGTCGACGACCGTGCCCTTGCGGGTGTCGATGATCAGGCGCTGGTTCGCCGCGAGGGTGCCGGTCCAGGCCAGCCGCTCCCCGGAGGGAGAGACGGCCAGGAACTTGGTGCCCGGTCCGGTGATCTCCCAGATCGGGTAAGCGTCCGCGTTGCCGCGGTTGTCGAGCTGGATCTCGCCGATCGCCTGCGAGGCGGAGACGGTGACCTTGACCAGGTTGGACAGGAAGGCCCCCGCCGTCTCGCCGCCGATGTACCGGATCTGGGCCTCCGAGGAAGTCCAGTACGGATCGGGGGAGCGGAAGGTGATGACGGTCTGGAACTCGCGCTCGCCGGTCGTGTCCGAGCCGTAGGCGTACTCGCCGCCACCGGTCCGGTACACGTCCGTCGTCCAGCGCGTGCCGTCGTCGTCGAGGACGGTGAGCGTGCACCTCTCGGAGACCGCGAGGGCCAGCCGGTCAGTGAGCTCCTGGAGGTGCTGCCGGTCCCTGGCCAGGATCTCCAGGGGTATGTCGATGTCGCGCGTCAGGACGCGGCGCCTGCGGAACGTGGCGCCATCGCCGGCCCCTTCGAGCCACTGAACAGAGACGGGGGGCAGGCCGAAGCCTGTCACCCCCGTCTTGGCCTGGTAGCCCAGGCCCTTGTCCATGATCTCGTTGAGGTCGAGCGTGTCCGTCTCGCTGCTCAAGAGCAGCTTGGGCATCTACCGCATCACCATCCAAACCGCGCACGGTTGGCAGCGGCGAACAGATCCTCTTCGGATCCGAGCGAGCTACCAGGCGCTGCGTAGTAGTTGAGTACCTTCGTGCTGCCGCCTCCGGCCGCGCCGGCAAGGGCGGTGCCGACTGCGGAGGTCACTCCGCCCGAGACGCCGATCGCGCTCACGCCGGGCACGTCGAACTGCGTGCCGCCGACGTCGTCCGTCAGCCCCGACAGGGACTTGCGCACGGCGTCGTAGCGGGACTCCAGGCCCTTGATGAACCCGTCGATGACGAGCTGGCCGGCGCCCACCAGGAGCACGCGGTCCAGGGACTCCGGGCCCTTCCAGGAGGTGAGCTTGTCGGTGAGGCTGCCGAGCTTGTCCTTCACCGATCCGAACATCGAGGCGATGCCGTCGATGAAGCCGCGGATGAGCTTGATGCCCGCGTCCTTCAGCGTGGAGCCGAGGGATCCGAGTGCGGACTTCGCCTTGCCGGGCAGCTCCTTGACCTTCGTCACGGCCTTGCCGATCCACTCGCCCACGGTGGAGACGAGCTTGCCGAGCGCGCCGGAGGCGGTCGTGCGGATCGAGGACCAGGCGGAGGAGAAGAACCGGCCGATGGCTGCGAGACCGTCGGAGACCAGGCCACGCGCGCCCGTGAAGAACACGCCGATGTAGCCACGGATCGCCGCGAAGGCGCCCGTGAAGATCTCGACGATGGCCTTCCAAGCGGACTTGAACAAGGCGCCGATGGCCTTGAACGCCTTGCCGGCCGTGCCCAGGATGCCGACGTTGAAGAAGATCTCCAGGCCGCCGAGGATGATGTCCCAGGCGCCCTTGATGATCCCCTTGATGCCTTCCCAGAGCTGGTCGAAGCCTTCCTGGAAGGTGTCCCAGTTGCCGGTGAAGATGCCCTCGAAGATCCCCCAGATCATCTTGAAGTAGCCGACGATGTAGTCCCAGACGCCGACGAAGAGTTCCTTCAGTCCTTCGAGGACCAGGCCCACGCCGTTGATCGCGGCGACCAGCGCGCCGGCCAGGATCTCGACCAGGAACTGGATGATCGGAACCAGGATCGGCATGATGAAGTCGACGACCGCGAGCAGCGCCTGGAGGAAGGGCTGTAGCGCCTCGACGACTCGCTGGATGGCGTCCGCCAGCGGAGGCAGGACGGCCTGGATCACTTCGGACAGCATCGGGAGCAGAGGCTCGATGACTGCCGTCAGGATCTGGAGAGCGATCTGCACGACCGGCTGGAGCGCGGCGAAGATCTGAGCCAGGGCTGCGCCGAGGACGGGCAGGATCGGAGCCAGGGCCCCGACGAGCTGCTCGACCAGCGGAGCGACCGCGGCCATGATCATGCCGAACAGTTCGGCGATCGGCGGGAGGATCGCGCCGAGCAGGCTGAACGCCGCACCCAGCATCTCTCCGACGACCGGGACCATCTGCGCGATGATCGGCGCGAGCATCTGGAACGCCTGCGTCAGTGCGCCGCCCAGGAGCTCGATGATCGGCAAGACCTGCGGAGCCAGCGCGGCGAAGGCGTTCGCGAGCGGGACCAGCGCAGCCGTGACCAGGCCGCCGAGAACCGGCATCCATCCTGCGATTACCTGCATCAGGGCGCCGAGTGCCTGACCGAGCGGAGCCATCGCGGGGGCGAGGGCCTGCACGGCGCCCAGGAGGCCGTTGAACATGGCCTGGATGCCTTCAGTCACTGCCGGCTGCGCGAGCGCGTCAGCGATGGCGCCGATAGCCGTTCCGAGGATCTCGCCCGCTTGGGGCAGGACCGTCGTCAGGAGCGAGCCGAGCTCGATGAAGAGGTTCTTCACTGCCGGGCCGGCCTGTGCCGCCAGGTTGCTCATCGCCGTGTGTGCGGCGGTGAAGACGTCGACCATGCCCTTCTGGAAGCCGTCCGAGTCGACGACGTCGTGAAGGCTCTTGAGCGAGTCGCGGAGCATCCCGAGGGTCGAGCCGCCTGCTTCGGTGGCTGCACGGGAGAGGCCGGCGAGGATGCCGCCCGTCTCGTACAGGACTCCGCCGAGATCCTTCAGCGAGGTGATGCCCGCGTCGATCTCTTCCTGGAGTCCGATCTGCCCCTTCTTCTGGAGCCAGACGTCGAACTGCTTGGAGATGTCGACGAACCAGCCGGCCAGGTTCGGCAGGTAGGAAGCGCCGACCTCGCCGAGCTGGGCGATGATCGAGGAGAAGACCTTGGTGCCGCCAGTGGCGGTGGTGATCGACTCGTTGAGGTAGCCGAACATCTTGTCGACGAGGCTCGGATCGAGCGCGGCCGTGAGGTCGGTGGCGAACGAGCCGAAGAACTTGCCGATCGCGGTGGACGAGGAGTCGAAGCCCTTCGCGAAGCGGGGCAGGAGATCGTCGACCAGTTCACGGATCGGCTCGCGGGCCTGGGCCCAGAAGTTCGAGCTGATCGAGTTCTGCATGTCGGCCAGCGCGGCTTTGACCTCGGGGACTTCCTTGTTGAAGTCCTTCAGGGCTGCGACGGTGACGCCGATGCCGACCGCGAAGCCGCCCAGGAGGCCGGGCGCGGTCAGGGCCAGGGCCCCGATCTGCGCGAGCGACGCGGACAGCGCGAAGAGGTTGCTCGCCGAGGTCAAGGCCATCGCTGCCAGGCCGGCCATCGCCGACGCCAGGGAGCCGATGATCGGGACGCTCTTGTCGAGGTTCTTCAGGATGTTGCTGAACTTCTCGAAGAGGTTGTTCAGCACGCGGATACCGGACAGCGCCGCGAGCGCGGTGGCCACCTTGGCGACGGCCGCGTTATTGAGCTCCGGGATGATCGAGACCTTGCGAGGCCGCGTCAGGATGCCGAGACGGGCCGAGGTGGCGAGGCTCGAACTGGCCGCGACGTCGGGCTCGATCTTGATCTTCAGCGGGGAGTTGCGGTCCTGCCAGTCCTTCAGCTGGTCCGTCATGTCCCGCAGCGACTGGTCGCTGATCTTCACGTCGACATCAGTCGTGTCGAGCGTGGTCTTGAGCTGGACCTTCTCGCTCTTGGCGACGTCCTCGTAGCGACGGATCGCCTTGCGCAGTTCCTGCGGGATGTTCGACAGGGCGAGCGTCGTGTAGAGACGCACCTTCCTGGAGTTCATCGACCGGTTCTGCTGGTTGATCTTGCGGACTTCCTTGAGCATCTCGGAGACGAAGTTGCCCATGACAGGCTTGACTTCGACCTTGACTTCGAGCTGCTTCTCGATCTTGTCGAGCTGCTTCTGCGCCTGCCTGCGGAAGTCATCGGTGTCGGGCAGTACACGGACGCTGACGCGACCGATTACCTGACCCTGGGGCATGGGCTACCTCCGGGCTGTGAATCGCTTGTAGATCTCCGCCACGGAGACCCGCTTGCCGGCCGCCTTCTGGCCGGTGGCCTTGGTCGGCTTCTTCAGGGGCTTGGGTCGCGGCCAGGGCTGGAGCTTGGGCGCCTTGCCCTTGCCCCAGTTGCCGGTGGCCCGCGTGTTCTGGTTGAGCGCGTCGTAGACGTCTGCCTTCAGGTGGCGGTCGACGCCCCACCCGAAGTGCTCCCTGCCGCCCGACGCGAGAGCGACGGTCAGGGATGTGTCAGGCAGCCTCCGCACAAGCGCGAGGACGAAGTACGGGGAGGGGCCGCGCCCCTCGATCACCTCCACCAGGTCGACGCCGTAGTGGAAGCGGAGGTCGGCGTACAGCCCCTCCCCGTACTCGTCGATCAGCTTGCAGAGGCTGAGGCTTCCCCCACCTGCGCGCCCTTGCCGTACGTCTCGAAGATCTGGGCCAGGACGGCGAGGTCACCGCCGACCGCAGCCAGGAGGGCCTCGGCCTTCTTGGGGTGGTCGGCGACCAGGCGGATCGCGTCGGCGATGATCTGCTCCTGGTCGGAGCCGTCCTTGTCCATCTCGTCCTGGAGGTTGACGAGCTTGTCGCGCTTCTCCTTCGGCAGGCGGAGCGGGTTGAGCAGGTGCACGGTGGTCTTCTCGTCCACCGTGATGTCGGTCGAGCTGTACTTCGCGTCAGCGGCTGCGCGGATGTCGTCGAGAGAGAACTGAGCCATGGGGTTGCGGACCTCCAAGTCGTAGGGGATGCAGAGCAGTGCGGACCGTCGGGAAGGGCCCCCGGAGGGGCCCCGGCTGTGCAAGGAGGTCCGCGTCACTTACACAGCCGGGGAGTTGAGGATCAGGCCGCGGTGCCGGCGGCCCAGTCGGTGCCGTCCCAGAACGCGGACGAACCGTCGCCGAGCACGACGTGCTGGCCGGTGGTCCACGCGGTGGTCGGGTTGGCGGTGACCAGGTCGAGGTCGACCAGGTCGAACGGCGCGGTCGAGCCAGCCGGGGTGAAGGCGCCGGGTGCGCCAGCGGTCGCGCCGGTCGCAGCCACCGAGCCCAGCGGGGTGATGGCGTACGTCCAGGAGTTCGCGCCGTAGGCCATCGGCTTCACGCCGAGAGGCAGGCCGGCCAGGCTCTCCGTGTCACCGAAGGACACGTCGTCGCCGCGGTAGATCTCCGCCTTGGGGGCGTAGAACGCGAACACGTTCTCACCGTCCACGAACACGGCGAGGAAGGCCGCGGTGGTCGGGACCGGGTCGGTCGGGACGCCGACGCTGCCGTCAGGCAGGATCGGGGAGTTCGAGCCGTAGTAGAGCTTCAGCCCCTTGACGTCGAACTGCTGGAGCACGAAAGACATCGTCTCGGTACGTGCCGAGTACTTGGTGCGCAGGCTCTTGTTCTGGAGCGAGCCGATGGTGGTGGCCTCTCCACCCTCCGAAGAGATCGAGAAGATCTCCTCCAGGCTGGTGTGACCCACGGCTTCCCACGGGGAGACCGGGACCAGGAGGTCGGTGGGAATGTCGGTGCCGACCGGGGCGGTCAGGTAGTTGCCGCTCCCGATGACGAGAGTTGCGTTGTCGTTCAGCGCCACGAAGTGGACTCCTTACTTGATGGGGTAGGGGCGGTTGCGCGGCTTGCGGATCTCGATGTCGTAGGTCGCCTCGTAGCGCCAGACACCGGTCGGCAGGTCGGCGTATTGGACCGGCCCCGTAGAGGTGGCCCAGTCCGTCTGCCGGCGAGGGGCAGAGGCGAGGTCGACGCGCGTGATGTGGCCGAGGCCGGGGTAGACCGTCTGGCTCAGCCAGGCGTTACGCAGCACCACGCGGACGGCCTCCGAGAGGATTGCCGCGTCCTCGTCGCCGTCAGGGTCTTCGCACAGGACGTGGACCCCGACGCGCGCAGCGTCGAGGAATCGGGTGTCGCCCGCCCAGTTACCGAAGGACGGGTCGCGGCGCGCGATGACGAGCGGGAAGGTCTGGCCCTTCGCGATGAGCGACTGGACCTGGATGCCGGGCAGGCCCTGGCGGAGCACGGCGAGCATGAGGTCTTCGACCGGGGACAGCTCGGCGAGCGCCCTGATCTCCGGGGGGATTCCAGCCATCAGTCCTGACCCCCGCCCCGCTTGCGCTGCTTGATCCGGACCTTCTTCGGGGACCGCACGGAGCGCCGCTTCTTGGGCAGGTGGGACGCCTCGGTGAGGATGTAGAGGCCCTCCATGGGCCCGACCTCGTACTCGTTGACGACCTCGCCCGAGCTGTCGACGACCTCGACCTCGTAGCCGCTGCGACCGAACTCGATCGACGCGGCCGAGTTGGCGCTGGACTTCTGCGAGCCGGTGTTGTTCCGGTTGGTGTCTTCGAGCACCACGTAGGCGTCGATGTCGCCCTTGGCCATGTCGATCCGCGCGACGCCTTCGGCGCGATGCTGGACCAGGAGCGCTTCGGCTCGGGCCGCGATCTCGAAGGTGCGCCCCCAGACCTCGTCCTGGACTCCGTCCAGCGAGGCGATGAACTCGGTCATCTTCCTGCCGTCGAGGCCCTTGTAGATGTACGCCATCAGCTCGGCCTCTCCCGGATGTCGATCGACCAGTGCCTGGTCTTGCGATCTCCGTGGTGGTAGGCGGGCGGGGTGACGATGTCCCAGACGGAGCCGAGCAGTTCGACCCGAGACCAGAGGGTGACGCCCTCGATGTGGGCGTCCACGATCATGCGAGTGATGTTGATCTGCTGCTGTCCGGGAACCTCGGCTCGTGCCGAGCGCTGCGGGATCAGCGCGCAGGTGACCTCGTAGGGGCCGTCCGCATCGGCGACCAGAACCTCGTTGCCGCGGTTGTCGATTCGCTTGGCCGTCTTCCAGATGCGCGCCTTCAGGCCGCGCCTGCGCTGCATCGAGCTCACCAGGGCTCCACCTCGTCAGCGAAGAGGGGGAAGGGCTTGGCGTCCGGGGCAGGTTGGGCGACGGGGACCAGGCCGGCCGTGACGGGGCGGCGCCGGCTGTTCCACGCGGTGATCTCCGCGCTCCACAGGCCGCGCTTCTTGCCGCCGATCTCGGCGAGCATGTCCTTCTCGTCCTTGGTGAAGTAGACGGTGCCGGCGTTCTCGCCCTGGTCGTCACTCCAGCCGAGCGTCTCGTCGCCAGCTCGGGACTGCGTGTAGCCCGAGGGGTTGTTCATGTGCCGCTTGCACGCCTTCAGGACCAGGGTCCGTACGAGGCGCGGGGCGGAGGCTGCGTCCGGCCAGTCGCGGCCCGCGTGCATGCGGGCCAGGTCGGAAGCGTCCTCCAGGGCTGAGGTAGCGATGCGCTCCTCGTCAGCGTCGAGCGTCCAGTCCAGGCGGGCCTTCAGCTCGTCGAGTGTGGCGAAGTCCGCCATGGTTGGTCTCCTTCTCGTCGCTCACGGGGAGGGGCGGGGTGCGCGTCACTTACACACCCCGCCCTGCTCACCCAGCCGGATCAGGCAGAGGCGCCGTCAGCCGCACCAGCGATGCCGGTGATGGCCGCGAGCTCCTGGGCCTTCTCGTCCGGGCCGTCCGGGTCCGGCAGGACGTCCGAGGTCGCGTCCAGGTCGAGCCGGATCGCGCGGACGAAGTGCTGGTGCTCCGAGACGAAGCCCTGGCTCGGGGTCTGGGCGTCGCGGCCGACGAGGAAGTCCTCGACGATGCGGAAGCCCTTGTAGGTGTTCACGATCGAGCGGTCCGTCAGGCGGGTCGCGTCGTAGTCGCGGATCCAGCGGAGCGCGACGCCGTTGTAGGACGCGGCGGCACCGAAGGGGACGGACTGCGGGACGGAGGGGGCGCCGGTCGCGAAGATGAACGCGCTGGAGACCAGGGCCACGGCGAAGTCGGCCGGCAGCTCGTCGGAGGTGACGATGTTGAAGCCGTACCGGCGACCGAGGGTCGCCTCCTTCAGCGCGGAGACAGCCTCGGCGTCACCGACGTTGGTGGCCAGGTTCAGGTCCGGGTCGGACAGGAGCTCGTTCTCCCAGCCGGAGCCGACCAGGAGGGTCCGCTGCTCCTTCGGGATGCGGAACTTGTTCATGACCTCGCGCGCCCGGATGAGGGTCTTGCGCAGGGAGCGACCGGAGACGGCGCCGCCCAGGGTCACCGAGTAGGGCGCCTTGAGCAGGTAGTCGACGGCCTCGTACTCCAGGCCCTTGCCGACCGCTTCGGTCTGCTTGGCCATGAGCTTGGCCCAGCCGTTCAGGTCGAAGTCGTTCTGCTCGTCGGTGAGCTGGACACCCGAGTAGACGTCGTCGCCGAAGGTGACCTGGACGGTCTTCTCGGCGTAGGTGTCGAACTGGATCTCCGTCGAGCGGTCGTTGCGCCACCCGTACGTGCGGTAGGGCAGGACTCCCTCGACCTTGATGTTGATGGCGTCGCCCTTGGCGCCCTTGAACTGGTCGATGCCCTCGCGCTGGAAGACCGCGGGGACGACGAGGGACTCTTCCAGAGCAACCGCCGCGGTCGCGGCGATCTTCTCCGGCTTGATGACATCGTGCTCGGTGTACGGCACTGGTTGGATCTCCTGTCAGTAGAGGATGCAGGGAGGCTCGGCGTGCGTCACTTACACGCCGGGGGGTGGGTCAGTAGCGACGCTTGCGCGCCGCGCGAGCGGCCTTGACGGGGTCGAAGTCCTCCCCGTCGTCGGGAGTCAGGCCGCCACTCAGCGACTCCGGGACGGCCGGCACGACGAGCTTCTGGAGCTCCTTCGCGTCCGCCTCCAGCTCCGCTTCGGTGGCGCCCGTCAGGCGCTTGGCCAGGGCCTGCGGCAGCTCGAACTTCGCTGCCACGTTGCCGATCAGGATCTGCCGTTCCAGCGCCTCGATCTGCCCGCGCAGCTCGGTGGTGGCCGCCTCGAACTCCTCCACGGTCTTGGCCGAGGAGAGCTTGGCTTCCGTCTCACGGAGCTCGGTGCGGTAGTTGGCGGCCTCGGCGTTCGCGTCGGTGAGCTTCTTGCGAAGCACCTCCGGGGGGACGCTCTCGTCGGCCGGCTTCTGTTCGGTCGAGCCCTCGTCGCCCTTGGGGGTCTCGCCCTCCGGGGGCGTCACGACGGTCTCTTCCGTGGTCTCGGCGGTGTTCTCGGTGGATTCCTGCTCGGGCACTGCTACGCCTCCTGGACGCTCGTGGTGGATCGCCGAGCCTCCTGGGCTGCGGCCTTCTGTTCTTGCCGGATGAACCGGCGCCAGGCGGTTACAGCCGCCTTGCCGGACAGGCCGCTGGTGACCTTGGGCCACAGCTCCTCGTACCGGCGATTCAGCTCGTACGCAGACGAGCCGTTGTACTGCTCGCGCGAGAACACAGGCTCGGCGTAGCAGTGGCAGTTGTCGTGGTACTTGTCGCCGTCCGCGTACTCGGCCGAGCGGCCGGAGCGGTAGACGGGACCACGAGAGATGAGCATCGCGCACCACCCGCAGGGGGTTCCGGTGCGCGAGAGTCTGATGTAGCCGATGGCTCGCTTGTCGCGCTGCGTGTGGTTCCAGACCGTCGAGCGTCCGCCGTTCATGGCGATGCGCTCCGCGGCTGCGGCTTGCCGTGCGCCGGCTTCCCGGTGGGCCTGCTCCCGCGACTCGTCGACCTCGTCAGCGCTCCGGGCGCCGTCGATCTTGTCGACCTTCTGTTGCAGGTTGGTGGACCCGAGGGCTTCCAGCACGTTGCGGAGTTCTTCCTCCGCCTCGCGCTCGATCCGTTCCTCCGACTCGCGAAGGCTCTCGATCTCCTCGACCAGGATGCGGTCGAGCTCGTCTTCCGACGCCTGGTCGGGATCGTCGAGAGCCGCCTCGTCGGCTTCCCCAGGCTCGCTGGTCGCGGCCGATGAGGCGGAGTCCGATGTCTCGGTGGGGGCGTCGTCCGAACGCCCCTCCTGGGGGCGCTCAGCGCCTCCGATCAAGGCGTTGAACTCCTCGCGCAGGTCCGTGATGGTCACGTACCTGGGCTCGGGGTGATACGGATCTGCCACTGTCGACCCGGTCCGCAGCGCGCGGACGAGCCGGTAGTAGGCGCGGGCAAGATCCCGCGACTGGCGCCTACGCCCCATCACCAGCGTGACGGCCCTCCGTAGCCAGGAGGTGGCGGTGGACGCCCGGCGTGTGGCCGGGACGTCCTTCCACAGCGTCAGCGCCTCTGCGATGGTGCCGGCCCCGATCTGGGTCAGCGCCGCCTGGAACGCGAGTGCAGCGCGATCAGCCTCAGCCTGTCGGGCTGGGGTCGTCACGCGGCGACCACCTCACTTGCCGGGGTGGCCGGCGCGGTGTCGGTGGACGGGGTCGCCCGAGTCAGGGCGGAAGCGAGCTGGGCGACGGAGTCGTCGTCCTCGGCCATCTGCTCCCAGTCCTCGTACTCGGTCTGGGTCACACCGGGCACGCGCTTCCACAATCCGCGCTTCGGGATGCCGAGCTGGTCGGCGAGCTTGCCGAGTGCGTCAGCGGCCTGGGCCAGCGAGCGGGACTCCATGTCGCGCCACTGGACCTCGCCCGCGTAGTCATCGACGCCGGCCGTGTCGCCGTCCATCTCTGCCGCGATACGGAAGACCCGCTCCCAGGACTCTCCGAAGAGGGACTGGAACTCGGCGATCTTCCGCGCGAGCGAAGTCTCGGCGGCGAGCAGGGCCTCGGCGGACAGGTTGGCGATCTGACCCAGCATGTGATGCGGCGGGGTCTGCGAGATCGCGGCCCAGTGCCGGATGGACATGTCCACGGACTCGATCAGCGGGGTGATCGGACCGGCCGGCAGGGAACCGAACTTCACGTCCGGATCCTCAGCGAAGAGGAACCGGCGCGCGTTGTGGTTGACCTGCGCGGGGACCGGGTTGCCCTGCGCGTCGAGCTTGGGCCGCATGTCGACCGCGAGCGCAGCGTCCGTGGTGACGTTGCCCTGCTCGTCCACGAACTCCATCTGGAGAGGCGGAGCCATGCCGGTCGCGTACCGCACCTCGTGCGAGGTGTACGTCTGCGCGACCAGGAGGTCGAAGATCGTCTGGTTGATCCGGTTCTGCAACGGGATCATCGGCTCGACGACACCGATCGTCCGGCCTTCGAGGTCGACCTGCGAGGCGAAGCGCGTGATCGGGCACTCCGAGGCGCCGTGCAGCTTCTTCGCACCCACCCGGACCGAGTCCAGGTCGGCCAGCGACTTGAACGTCACCGCGTACTCGTACCGGACGTCGAACAGCCGGGCCTTGCCGGGCGTCTCGCCCTTGGGCCAGGCCGTCACCGTCAGCGCGGCGTACGGATCGTCATCGTTCGCGGGATCCTCGTACAGGGCCGCGGTCTTCTTGGCCGACAGGCCCTTGGAGATGACGCCCTTCTTGGTCTTCTCCGTCAGCACGAAGGAGTGACCGAAGCCGAGGGCGCCCCGGTAGATCGCGGCCTGGCGGGCGTCCATGCGCGAGCGCTGCCAGTGCGACCAGGCCGAGCTCGACGAGGACGGCGCTTCAGGCAGGCCCTCGCTGGAGGTGCCCGGCCGGAAGCCGTCCACGTACAGCGCCTGGGCCGGCGTGCCAATGAGCAGGGGCATCCAGTTGGACACCGCCCGCTTCGCGAGCAGCTTGTACTCGTCGTCCGCCTGGGGCGGCATGTACGGGTCGTCATGCCGGCCACGGATGAAGCGGTCGATCCGCTCCAGTCGGCCTTCGTCACGATCGAGGATGGCGAGCAGTTCCTTCGCCAGCGTCAACGGGCTGGAGTCAGCCATGCCTCACCACCTTCCGGTTACACTTACACAGGGTTAGAGGAAGTAGCCCCGCCCGGTCCGCTTACGGACCTTCTTGCCGCGCGTACGCAGCTCGTACAGGGCCTCGTGCGCGAGCATCAGCGCCGCGTAGGCGTCGATCTTGCGCGGCGAGTCCTTCGACTCCTTGCCGAAGGAGATGCCGTAGTTGTTGGTGCGCCGGCGAGCTGAGAGCACATGCCGGCGCAGCGTCAGGTCTCCGTCGTGGGAGAGCTTCGCGTCGAAGATCGTGCGCATCAGGCGCTCGTGCGCCATCGTCACCGTCTTCTGCGAGCCACGCATGTCCCAGCCGATCGAGTCCTTACCGACCGGCGACTTCACCCCGAGCTGCTCGCCGTACGTCTCCGACCAGTCGGCGATGTACGACTCCCACAGGGCGACGTCCGCGAAGAACGCCCGCACCTCGAAGAGGCGGAACGCCTCATGCACCGCGGAGTCGACCTCGTGCCGAGGTACCGTCCAGCTCTTGCCCTCCTCGCCCTCCGGGTGCTCCCAGATGTTGAGGAGGACGGCGTGCATGTCCCGAACCCTGAGCGCCACCAGGGCAGTCGAGTCCGAGCTCTTGCCGCCGTCGAAGCCGAGGACGATCTCGTCGCCGGGCTTCAGGCTCTTGCCCTCGTCCCGCAGCGGATCCCACTCGGCCGGCCCGTAGATCGCGTCCTCTTCGGCCACGACCTGGTTGAGCCACATACGGCGCGAGCGGCTGGGCGCGATGGTCGCGTCCATCACGGACTGGATGATCGCTTCCACGTTCAGCCAGACCGCGTCACCGCGGATCTTCGGAATGACGATGCGCAGGGCCTCCGCGGTGAGCGGAGTCTCCGGGTGCGCCTCGATGCTGTCGTAGACGAAGCCGACGTCGGCCATGCGGCCTTCGCGGATCTTCTCCCACGACTCGCGCATCCGCTCGGCGACAGAGTCCTCGCCGGGCAGGTAGGCGTTCGTGATCGCCAGGTAGCGCGAGTCCTTCTTCGTCGCGTTACCGTCGATCGTCTCGTACATCTTGTGCCCGTTGTTGCCGGACACCCAGTGGTGCGTCTCGTTGAGCAGCGTGAACGTGGTCCGCTTGCCCTCCAGGGCACGGTACGACGACGTCACGGCTTCGAGGCGCTGCTTCCCGCCGTTGGCGCGGATCAGGACCGCGCCGTCCTTGATGGCGTACTTCGCCTTGAAGGCGTCCGACATCAGGGACGGGATCAAGCTCATGGTGTTGGTGGTCTGCGACTGGTTGACAGCCGTGACCTGCACCCACGCCTGCGGGTGCGCGGAGCCGACCGGGTCACCGTTCTCATCCCAGTGGGAGAAGCGCGACGGCCCGACCAGCTCGACGAGGCAGAGCACCGCGAGCAGCGGGTCCTTGCCCCAGCCCTTCATGCGCTGGAGCACGCCCTTGCGGTGGACGAACCGGCCGCTCTCGTCCACGGCGTACCAGTGGAGAACGACCCGGAGCTGCTCGCGCGTGAACTTCCAGGGCCCGCCGTCCTCGGCGAGCAACCACTCCGAGCACCAGCCGGCAACCTGCCAGCCGAGCGTCTTGGTGGGCAGCACCCAACGCCCGAAGGCGTCCCGCTGCCAGGTGGGGCCGATGAACGTCGGCTCCAGGAGGTCAATCTCCTCGGGAGTGAGGACCGCTTGCTTGATCGCGCCCACCCCCAATACCCCACCCCCGTACGGCTCGTTGTGTACGATGGGCCCTGCCCGAGCGAAGCAATTAGGAGGAGCGGTTGAGCGATCACGACGCAAGTCGGCGATTCGCCCTGCCCTGCCTCCGGAATCGCGAAGGTAATGCAACTTCCCGCATGGGCCGCGGCCCTCGTCGTCTTCTTCTTCGGCCTGTTCGTGGTCGTGGTCTTCGTCCTTGACCAGATCCCCAAGCTCAGCCGCAAGGCGATCAGGGCGATCAAGTCAGTTCGTGCCGTGCGCGACGAATTGAAGGGGAAGCCCCCGAGGGAGCTGGACCAATGACGGTCTACTCGGTGAGGCCGAGATCCTTCTTGTAGTCGGCGATGGCAAGAACCGCGGCCGGCGTCTCTTCCGGCTCGGGCTCCTGGAGCTCGATGCGTACACGGCGCCGGTCTCCCTCGGTCACCAGAAGGTTGCCGAGGGCGGAGTACAGGGTCTGGGCCATCTGCGCCGAGCGCTTCGAGGACTTCTTGTAGTGCGAGAAGTCGTCCATCAGCGCCCAGGCGTACGCCCAGTCGGACTGCTGGTAGAAGTCGGCCTGGCCGGACTTCTTCAGCGAGTCGTAGAGCTGCTTCGCAGCGTGGTGCCAGTCGGGATCAGCGCGGGGGATCCGTACGGGCCGCATCTGGCCCTTCTTGGTCTCCTGCTCCTCTGAGCCCTTGCGCGACCGGGGGCGCGCGAGATCATCTTCACGGTTCGGGATGGGGCCTCGTGCGCCCACCGGTCACCTCCTTCCTAGAACTTGCCCCCCGTCAGGAAGTGGACGGAGAGCCAGGCCATGAACGCGAGCAGAGTGAACCGCCGCATCCGGACCCAGCCGTCAGGGTCGTTGTCGACCCGCTGAGTCGCGAACCACTTCCATACGTGCTCGGACAGGGTGTCGCCCTTGGTCTTGTTGAACAGGGCCTTGCCCTCGATCGCGCAGAACGCGGCGAGCCAGGCGATCCACGCCCAGGTCCAGCCGCTCACCGAAGGCCGGCGAGCGGGCAGCCGGCGCAAGGGCCGGGGCAACCAGTACAGAGCATCGGATGCACCTCCTTCGTGACGAATTCCGGGCGTTGATGCGCGCGGCCCGGTATGCGCGTGGTCCGAGTTGGTTCTGCCGGTCGGGGACCATGACCGCCACCTAGCCCCGCGGTTACGCGGGAAGTCTCGGGCCCCTGGTGGTTAGCCAGGGGCCGGCGCCTCACCCGAGCGAGAGGAGGACTCGGGGGCGCGCACGCTCGACAGGCGGGGGAGGCGCCTGGAGCGCGGGTTCAGAGGAGCCCTGGGTGCTGCTCGGTGCGTCGGAACTTCTTCTCGATCGCACGTCGCTTGGCGTTCTTCGCCGCCGCACCTTCCTGGCTCGACTTGATCCGGTGATGGTAGGAGCACAGGGAACGCAGGTTCTCCATGCTGTGATCATCGCCGGGTCGGATGTGGTCCACGTCGGATGCGAGCGAGGCGCAGCGTTCACCCGCTTGTAGCAGCGCGGTGCACTGTCCTCCGTCTCGCCGCAGGACCCGAAGCCGGATCTTGGGCCAGTCCTTCGGTAGGCGCGAGCGCCTGTCGGACCCTTCCCAGTTCGGCATCGGATCACCTCCGACGTGGAAGTTGAGCCCTCGGTGACGTCCCGCCTGAACAGGCGGCTGCCATTAGCTGTCAACCCGAGGGAGTCTGTGTAAGTTGCTACGTTCAGCGGGGCGCTCCGCGCCCCCACTGCTAAGCCGTAAGGAGCTTCATCAAGCGAGGCCCGACAGGGCCTCCAGCCTGCTACTTCTCCCAGCTACTTACGCCTTCACTTATATATACCGAGCGGGGAGGGCGTTTGTTGCAGGCTTCTTCCTGTGACGGCTGCCACACTTACACAGTGGACTTCGAGGCTGGGCCGCCTGGCGGCGGCCGTCAGGTCTGAGCGCGACGGCGAAGGGGTTGCAGGGGGCGAAGCCGCGGGGCGCCCGAGGGCGCCACGGAGCAGTGCCGGCAAGCGGCTCTGGGGGCGCTGTCGCGCCCCGGTAATCCAGTGCTGGCTGTCAGTCCTGCGGCTTACGCTGGGGGCCATGAACGACGACGACCTGACCTTCGCCCTCCAGATCGCTGGCGCCGAGCTGGCTGATCAGCCCCTGGATCCCGACTCCCCGCTCGGCCGGCTGCGCCTCTTCGCCGCTGCCCATCCTGGTGTGGAGCTGGGGCCCGATCACGTCCGCCAGGCCCTCGCCGGCACCCTCCCGCGACTGCCCCAGATCGACCTCTAAACCGTGGCGCGATCTTGGCCGCTAAGACACGGCGGTCGGCGCTCCTGCTCGCAGGGGGGCACCCCCCACCCCGCATCCGGCTGTGCTACCCTCGCGCGCCGCCCGCGTCGTCGTGCCTGCGCGGTCCTCTCCTGGCCTGCGAGCGGGCGGCCGGAACCCTGGCCCAAGGGCAGGCCGAACGGCCCGGAGAGCGGCGCTCAGCCCCTGCGAGACCGGCTCTGACCTGCGGGTTTTGACATCGGTGTGTAAGTGTGCCAATGTTCGACCCGTCGCCACCACGGGACGCACCGCAAGCCGCAAGGCAGGCGGGACGGACCAGACTGCGACACTTGCACACCGAGCGAAACTCCTGTAGAGTCGAGCTCAGCAAGGCAGGCAAGCGAGTGAGTGACCCGAGTTACCGATGCATCGGGGAACGAACTGCGACCGGTGGTTAACGGCTCGCTCGCAACACGTCAGCCAAGCGAAGCGCAAGTTGCACAGCCCGAAGCGAGTGTGATAGTGTCGCTTCAGCGCAAGGCCGAAGGGCCAGGCGCACAGAGACTTCAGATCGTCGCTCATCCGGCCCCCGCAAGGGACGACGCAGCGCCTCCCCGGAGGCGTGTGGGTGAGTAAGAGGCTACCGGCCCAAAGGAAGCGCAACCTAGGAGAGGGTGATCCTCTCCCGCCATGGTGGGCAGCCCGGAGGCTATCCGCGAAACCCTGTAGGAACAGACCTAACCCCGAACGGCACGGACACTCGTCCGAGCGATGCGGCCCATAGGCTACCTGCGAAACCCGCTCCCCTCATTACGGGAGTGGCACACCTGGCAGAGGACACCCGACGTCAGGTAGCAGGGACAGAACCGTGGGAGAGAAGGGCGTGATGTTCCCCAACCCGGAAGGGTTGGCCGGAAGGCCGGAAGACTCGAAAGAGTCCGACAGCCGGAAGGGCCAACCAACCCGACTGGGAAGGGGACGGGGACGGCAGTCACCCCGTCCGAAGAATCTGCCAAACCGGCCCGCAAGGGCCGGAGGGAGTCGCAAGACTTCCGCGAAGGATCGCCCCGAGCTCGCCTCTCCGGAGGGTCGGGAGCCTACGGTTCAGAACCCGGGCGATTCACCAGGTCACCCGCCGATGCGGGTTGACCTTATTCACCAAGTGTGTAAGTGTAGCAACGAGAACGGAGCGCAACATGATCTGCGGCATCTGCTCGGCCAGCGCCACCCACTACTACCGCACGGTTCGCGGCGACAACGCGGGACGATGCCAGTACCACGCCGACCAGTTCGGCTACCCGCAGTACCTCGTCGAGCTCAACCCGCCGAAGCAGGCGGTTCGACTCCCCGGCTACGTGATCCAGTTCTGGGAGGGGGACGGTACGGAGGACGAGATCGCCGCGATCTGGCCCTTCGAGGAGGAGCTGTCCGAGTGGTGGGTGCAGAGCACCACCGCCTGCGACAAGCGCTCCGCTGAGTGGCTGGTGGGAGACGCTGCCTACGAGCCCTACGCCCCGAAGTACCTGGACGCCGCTGGCATCCGGGTGGAGGTCACCCGCGTCACCACCCTGCCCGTCCTTCAGCGGGCATGTGTGTAAGTGACGCACTGCAATGGCGAAACACCCTCCGGGGTGTCGTCCCGGCGCGGCTGCCGGGGCCTGACGATGCCAGCCTGCATTGCACGAAGGAGAGACATGCTCGTCACCTGGTTCATGGCACCGACCGTCCTGATCACCTGCGAGTGCGGTGACGTGTTCGCCGGATACGAGAACGGCGACGTGATCAAGGTGCGTGACGCCGAGGAGGGCGAGTGCGGCTCCTGGGTCGGCGGGACCGTCGCGGACTACCGCGAGGACCCGCAGTGCTCCGGATGCCTCTCCGAGATGACCATCCGCTCCATCTAAGTGTGTTAGTGTCGCAACTCGAAGGGAACACCATGCTTTCGCTGGACAAGACCCCGCAGTCGATCTCCACCGGCAGGATGCGCGCCGCGATCAACGCGGGAGTCCGCAAGAACAACCTCCTGGCCCTGTCCCTCTGGTTCGGGGAGCGGGCGTACGACGCCGAGACCAAGGCGTTCGAGGCGCACGAGGCGGCCGTCCTGGGTGGGGGTCGCTGATCATGGCGGACGTGAGGTCGAGCTTCAGCATCGAAGCGGAAGACCAGAAGACGGGCCTGACCTACGGCGAGTTGAAGAAGCTGCTCGCCATCCTGGAGGAGCACTCGGAGGCGGAGGACGACGCCCCGATCAAGGTCAAGGTCGGCTGGAAGTCGCAGATCACCCGTATCGAGATCGGCTGAGGAGGCCCGCATGACGAGAGAGTGCGAGAACGACGGCTGCAACACCCCCATCAACAAGGCGGTGGAGTTCTGCTCGGGGGAGTGCTGGGACGAGTGGCACGCGAAGTACTCCCCGGAGACGTTGGCACAGCTGACGCCCCGCTAACCACCACCAAGGCGAAACCCCCTGTCGGGGGTCCGGCCGGCATGGGTTGCCGGTCGCTGATGAGCCAGCCTGCTCACCGTCTGAGGAGACGTGTATGACCACGATGACCATCGCCCCCACGACCTACGTACACCGCGCATCCTGGGCCGAGTACACCGCGGCCTTGGGCTGGGCACGGGAGGAGAGCTCCCGGATCGCAGAGGCGACCAGCAAGCCGTCCGAGATGCCTCGCGGCTCGCGGTACTACCTCACCCCCGACTTCAGGTCCGGGTTCGGCGTGGCCCAGGACGGGACGCTGATCGGCCTCTTCTCCAGGGTCAAGGGACGCGGCGAGAGCCTGGTCTGGGACGCGGTGAACCACAAGGGCGCGACCAAGCTGGACTGCTTCGACGGGTTCCTCCCCGAGTACTACAAGCGCTTCGGGTTCATCGAGACGGAGCGCGTATCGAACTGGACGCCGGGCGAGCCGGACGTCGTGTTCATGGCTCAGCGGTAGTTGTGTAAGTGACGCACTGCGTGTTAGTGTCGCATCATCGAAAGGGAGCACGGCAGTGACAGCGAAGGAACTGTGCGAGGCGCACAAGGCAGGCAGAAGGATCGTCGGGGCAGTGACCCCGGCAGTCGGGCGGGAGATGGAGTACAGCCCGCGTCGACCGAACGACGGTCTGCCCTGGATCGAGAAGGGCCAGGTGCACGACTGGGCGCGGTATCGCAGCCGCGAGGTGGCAGTCCAAGGGTGAAGGCGAAACCGGCGAGAGCCGGTCCGGCCGGGTGGTTCCCGGTCGCTGATGAGCCAGTCACGCCCAGGACATCAGCCGATTCACGAGACCGAGAGGTCACACATGAAGGCAGTCGGGGGACACCAGGTGTTGTTGGACGCGCGTCGTGAGCGTGAAGACAGCAACGGGGAGCCTGGGTTCTTCAGGAGGGTCAGCCTCGGCTGACACACCCTTCGCACTCTCCTCCCGTACCTCACCAGCACCTTGGGGGAGGGGAGTGCACATCACGTACAGCGAAACCCAGGCCGGCCGCCCTCGGTTCGGCATGGGTCGGGGCAGGGCGGTGCCTGCCTCCTGATGAGCAGCCATGAGAGGCGAGAGGTCCCATGATCCAGATCAAGGTCGACGCGGCGACGCGTGAGCGGTACGTCAAGAACGTCCTGGAGGTGTGGGGCGCGGCGTCCAAGGAGCAGGCGGCACGGGGTCGTCAGTGGTACCGGACGGCGCATGAGGTGGCCGACATGATGGCGGAAGGGGATGTCCGGACGGGCGCTGGCCTGCTGGCCGCGCTCTCCCCGCAGACCGCCTGGCCCCTGAACGTCGAGCTCGCGAAGGCCGCGTACGAGACGAAGGAGCCCACGGGCCACCTGGGCGACGCCCTCGCGAAGGCCGCCCGGATCTTGGCGGGCGCCGACCCCGCGGAGGTGCTCCCGATGGACCGCAAGACCGGGCACTTCTACCGCTGCATACTCGACCCCTCCGACGCGGACGCGGTCTGCATCGACCGGCACGCCCACGACATCGCGGTCGGCGAGGAGTACGGGGCGCGTGAGCGGGGCCTGGGTGCCAAGGGGCGGTACGCCCTGATCGCCCACTGCTACCGCGAGGCTGCCCAGCGACTGGACGAGCTCCCCTCGACGGTGCAGTCGGTCACCTGGGTCGTCTGGAGAGACCGACTCGTCGGCACATCCACGCGGGGCACCGAGTTCAACAAGTCGGTCTAAGTGTGTAAGTGGCGCAAGCCGAAACCCCGGAAGGGGTCGGGGTGGGGTGGCTCCCACCTCCTGATGATGGCAGCCGTGACTGTGAAGGTGTAACCAGTGAAGATCCGCAACCCGTTCAAGCGCACCACCGTTCAGACCCCCGAGCTCCTGGTCCTGCCCCACCCGACCCTGATCGTCCAGCACGACGACCTCACCGACGCCCTGCGCGAGCTGGCGGACGTCTTCGGGGACGGCATGACCGCGGACCACACGGGCGGCGCCTTCTCCTGCGGCGAGGCCGACAAGATCGCCCGAGTCCTGGCCCTGGCCGGTCACCGCGAGGCGGCCGAGACCTGGCTCTCCGGACACGCTCGGGGCGACGAGGGGGACGACTACCACTTCGTGAGCAACGACGAGGACCCGGAGGACGAGGGGCGCCCGCTCAACGACGCGGAGATCGCGGAGTACGTCACCGGTATGACCAGCACCCCGACCGTCGCCGAGCTGGTGGAGCTGATCGGCCTGTGAGCACCGCGACCGTCACCCTGACCATCACCAACGGGTACGAGGACGGCTCGGAGGTCGTCACGACCCCGGTCGTAGAGATCCCTCTCCCGATCCCCGAGGAGCTCAACGAGCTCGTCGACTGGGAGAACGACCACATCTTCCCGCACACCGGTACCGGCAAGTCGCAGGGCGACTCCTGGTACGAGGTCGAGATCACCAAGTCCACGGCGCCCGAACTGCTGGGCCGCACCTTCGAGTTCGGATTCTGAGGAGAACCCCATGCCCTACACCGTCGAGTGGACCGAGACCAGCGAGCACAAGCGTGAGCTGAGCGACGAGGAGATGGCCCGCATCAAGGGGGTCACGGTCGCCGAGCTGGCCGAGATGGACGAGGACGAGATTGCCGACGAGCTGGACGACCTGCTCGCCGAGCTGGACGACGACGGCTTCGAGGGCCTGGTCCGCGACGTCCACGAGGTGATCCAGCACTGACCAGGCGAAACCCCTTCGGGGGTCGGGCGGGGTGGTTCCCCGTCCCTGATGAGCCAGCCACAACGCAAGGAGCACCACAGTGACCCCGAAGTTCCGCGTCAGCGACCACAACGTCCGCGACTCCCGCCGCAAGGACAAGTCGACCACGCTGCACCGTCGCGAGGTCCGGCGCCAGAAGTACGAGAGCAGCGAGGCAGCCGTCCGCATCGCGACCGGCGCCTGAGACCCGAGGAGACGGACCCGTGATCGAGCAGAGCATCCTCGACCGCATCACCGACGACAACGTCCAGAGCATCGTCGACACCGCCCGGTACGGAGGTATCGACTACTGGACCACGACCCCGGAGGAGCAGGAGTCTGCCGCCAAGCCGGCCGACAAGGACTACACGATCGTCGAGGGTGTCGACGACTGGCCCTTCGGGGAGCGGGAGGTGGAGGCGGTCCACTACCTGAGTAAGGACGACATCCGCCTGGCCTTCGCCAAGCTGCTCGAACCCGGCCAGGAGTACTGCAACAAGCGAGTCCAGGGCTACATCCTGAGCGCTTGGCGGGACAGGAACGAGGAGGACGGGATCGACGCGGGACACATCGACGCCGACGCGGCCGACGTGATCATCCAGGTTGCCGCGCTGGACGAGGTGCGGTACGGATGAGCGACGACAACCTGGTCATCCGGTACCACCCGAGCTACGGCTCGCTGGGTGTGTACGACCGCAAGAGAAGGAAGTGGCGGGGCCACTCCCAGACCGAGGCTGGCTGCAAGCTCCTGCGCCGCAACATCCGCAAGTGGGATAGTGTCGCAGTGTGATAGTGTATCCAGCACATCAAGGCGAAACCCCGAAAGGGGTCGGCCGGAGTGGATCTCCGGCCCTGATGATGCCAACCACTGTGAAGGTGACGCAAGACATGGGACGCATGAAGGACATCGCCATCGACCTCATGAGCTTCGAGGGCGGCGAGCTCGACCAGCGGGAGACGCTGGAGCTGTTCGCCACGCTGGTCAAGAGCGGCCTGGCCTGGACCCTCCAAGGCAACTACGGCAGGGCCGCCAACGAGCTGATCCACGCGGGCTACCTGACCCGCGACGGCCGCGTCACCGAGTTCGCCGACTCGATGCTGGAGGCGGTCGCCGCGTGAGCGAGAAGCTGCCCCGGCAGTTGAGTGCGCGGGTCGACGCCGAGCTGGCCCGCAACCTGCAAGACCTGGCCCCGACCGGCCTGAGCAATAGCGAGATCGTGAAGCGGGCGGTCGCCCTGTTCACCGTCGTCTACCAGGTCGCCGTCGACAACAACGTCGCCGAGCCGCACGAGATACCCGAGCTGACTGCCTACCAGTACAAGCTCCCCCCGAAGTGGACACCCCCGCCGCCCCGTACCGGCGCACTCACCATCACCCCGAAGCGAGGAACCTCCCATGAAGAAGCCCCTGATCGTCGTCTCCCTGCTCGCCGTCCTGCTGGGCGCCTCGGTGACCAACTCCCCGGCCTCGGCCTCGGCGGCGCCGGCCAAGCCCAAGCTGCCGACCGTCACCAAGTACGTCCCGGTGTTCCACGTCCCGACGCGGCCGTGCGCCGATGACTTCGACGACCGCAACTGCTACTGGGACGCGGCCAAGCGCGGGAACGGCAAGGGCTACTCGTACTACGTCGACCGCACCGGGAACGTCACGTACCTGAACCCCAAGCTGAACGACAAGGTCAAGCGCCAGGCGTGGAAGCGGACGAACCAGGCCGCCAAGCGCGAGTACTGGGGCACCGTCTGGGGTCACCGCCTCTGCTACGCGAAGGTCGGCAACACCTCGTACATCTACTGCTTCGACGGATACCGCGAGACTTCCTGACCCACCTGTGTAAGTGTCGCCAGGCGAAACCTCCGGGAGGAGGTCCGCGAGGGATGGCTGCCCCCGCGCTGACGAGCCAAGCCGAACCCACATGAGGTGTGAGACATGACCGAGACCGTGAACCCGAAGCTCGCGACCATCAAGGCGCTCCTGGCCAAGGCCGAGGACCCGGCCGCGTCACCCGAAGAGGCGGAGGCGTACTTCGCCAAGGCTGCTGACCTGATGGCCAAGCACGGGATCGAGCAGGCGATGCTCGCCGAGACCAAGCCGGACACGGACAAGCTCGCCTCGCGCACCTTCGACGTCAAGGGCAAGTACATCCCGGACCGCTCGGCCCTGCTGTTCGCCATCACCCACGCCCTCGGCGCGCAGAACGTGTACTGGCGGCTGCACGACTGGGAGACCGGCAAGGCGTACCGGAGCATCAAGGTGTACGCCCACGAGTCGACGCTCGACCGCGTCGAGATGCTGTTCACCTCGCTCCAGCTCCAGCTCCTCAACGGCCTGAAGCACACCCGCCCGCAGTACGGGGAGTCGACCACCGCCTACCGCAAGAGCTGGATGGCCGGCTTCGCCGCCTCGGTGCGCAAGCGCCTGGCCCAGGCCGAGGAGGTGGCCCTGCGCGAGAACGTCCAGGAGACCGGCGCCGTGGGTGCCGAGCTGGTCCTGGTGAAGCGTGAGGCGGCCGTCGAGCAGTACTTCAAGCGGGCGCACCCGAAGGTCAAGTCCGCTCCGCGTCGCCGACTGTCCGGCTCGGGCTGGCTCGACGGTAAGGCGGCCGGCGACCGCGCCGACCTCGGCCAGGTGCGCGTTGGTAACGCCCGAGCCAAGGCACTCAGCCGCTGACGTGTAAGTGACGCAAGGCGAAACCTCCGGAAGGAGGTCCGGCCGGGTGGTTCCCGGTCGCTGATGAGCCAACCAAGACGAGGGAGACACCCCAGTGAAGTGCATCGTGACGAGCAGCGCGGGCGCCGAGTGCAAGAACGACGCGAAGAACCAGGTCCTGAAGCTGTGCTGGACGCACTCCGACCGCCTGCTCCGGTGGGGACACGTCGGCAAGGACACCCCGATCCGCTCGTACACCCCGTCCGAGAACAAGGCGGACCCGATCCGCGGTGAGGGCGACACCGACGAGGAGCGCTTCTACTCCCGCGTGCAGAAGACCGGCGACCACTGGTGGTGGGAGGGCTCGGTCATGAACTCCGGCTACGGCCAGTGCGGACACGAGGGCTACAACCAGACCGCCGCCCGCGTCGCCTGGCAGCTCCACTTCGGCGCGCTGCCCGAGAAGGTCAAGGTCGTGCCGGTGTGCGGCGAGAAGCTGTGCGTCAGGCTCTCGCACCTGGAGGTCAGGCACCTGGGCGGCCAGCCCTACTTCGAGTTCTCGCCGGCCGAGCTGGCTGAGTCCGTGGGTGTGGCCGCATGAGCCGGGAGGACTCCGGCTGGGAGTGGGTCAAGGGCGTGCCGCGCTACGCCCCGACCGTCGAGAGCGCCATCGCCGAGCTGACCTACGACAAGTACGGCCAGGAGTACGAGGAGTCCGTCGCCAAGCTGATGGACATCGTCCGGGCCGCGCAGCGTGACGCGGCCCAGCGACTGAGCGAAGCGGGCCACGAAGAGGCGGCCCGCCTGATCTTCCCCACCTACCCCGAGGAGAACGACAGTGAGTGACAGGCGAGTGCAGATCGGCACGGTGTCCGTGGACTCCGGCACGGTGTTCGTGGGAGACCCCTGCTACACCGCGACCGGAGACGCGAGCCACCACATCAAGACCTGGTCCGAGTGGTGCGACAAGTTCCCCTGGGACAAGGAGAACTACGACGTCGTGGAACCGGCCGGCCCCGGCCTCGGCCTGAGCATCCCGACGCTGTACGGCGACGGTGGCTACCCCGTGTACGCCGAGCTCGAAGGCGACCGTGTCGCCCGAGTGATCATCGACTTCGACCCCAGCTACGACGAGGATGACGACCAGTGAAGATCGCAGTGACGCTCACCGTGGAGATCGAGGACCCCGCAGACTGGACGACCGCGTTCGGCGTGGAGGGTGCGGCGCGGATCCGCCAGGACGTCAAGGACTACGTCGGCTCCAACGTGCAGGGTCTGCGCGTGTGGAACGAGGCCCCGGCGAAGGTGAGCTGGAAGTGAACGACAGGCTGATCGTCGGGCTGAGTGGCTACGCCCGGTCCGGCAAGAACGAGGCGGCCGAGGCCCTGGTCCAGTTCGGATGGCGCCAGGGAGCCTTCGCCGACAAGCTCCGCGAGTTCCTGTACGCCCTCGACCCCCTGATCCCCGCACCGTACGGCGGTGGCAACCTGCGCCTGCGGAAGCTGGTCGACGCGACCGGCTGGGACTACGCCAAGGTGCGATACCCCGAGGTGCGGGCCCTGCTCCAGCGTGCCGGCACAGAGGCCGGCCGCGAGGTGCTCGGCGCTGACGTGTGGGTAGACGCCCTCTTCCGAGAGTTCAAGGACACCCCGGCCCTGGTCGTCACCGACGTGCGCTTCCCCAACGAGGCGCGAGCGGTGGCAGATCGCGGGGGAGTGATGATCCGGGTGGAGAGGCCCGGCGTGGGTCCGGCGAAGGACAGGTTGGGCCGGGTCCACGAGAGCGAGGTCGCCCTGGATGGGTGGACCTTCGACCACACCCTGATCAACGACGGCTCGGTGCGGGACCTGCACCTGAAGCTGTACGGCGTCGCCGACCTCGTGCAGCTGTCGCATGTGTGATAGTGTCGCACTCACGATGATCCGGGAGCTCGACGAACTGCCGGACGGCACAGTGATCGAGCTGCTCGACAGGCGAGGGACCGTCCGCTTCAAGCGGGACGGCCACTGGTACGCCGGAGACAAGATCCTCACCCAGAACACCTACACGTACGTCAACACCCGACGCTGGGGAGCGCGGGTCATCGAGAAGGGGACCGAGTAGTGAGCGAGATCGAGACGCAGAAGGACAAGCCCGAGACGCTGACCGAGGTGGTGCAGCGCTTCGCCGAGGCGTACGAGAAGCGCGAGGCCGGCATCGGCGACTTCCACGACGACGAGGGCAAGCTGAAGCCGGACGTGGACCACGAGCAGTACGACGAGCACGTCCACGAAGCCTGGGCTGACTCGCACGGCGACCTGGGTGTCCTGCTCGAAGAACTGAAGCCCTTCCTTCCTGGGCTGCATGTGTAAGTGACGCGAGCCGAAACTCCCGGAAGGGAGTCGGCCGGGGGTGGCGCCCCGGCCCTGACGATGGCAGCCACGCGAGAGGAACTGACGGTGTACGACATCAACCCCCAACTGGGCGCGGAACTGGGCCTGGCCCAGGGTGACGCGGTCGAGCTCACGACCGACTACTGGAAGGGCCTGGTCGGCGACGAGGGCGAGCGAGGCACGGTCCAGCGCTTCCTGCGCGAGAGCGGCGTGACCTTCGTTCTCGTCCACACGGACACCTACGGAGCCGCCTTCCCGTTCACCCAGAACGAGATCAAGAAGGTGGACGTCACCGAGGACGCGCGTCCGTGAGGATCACCCCGAGGTCGCACGAGATCAGGAAGATCGTCGACATCCTCGAAGACCCCACCTTCGACGGCCCGGAGCAGTTGGCCAAGGCCGTCATCAAAGAAGTCGGGGACATGCTCCAGATGCGGGACCTCTTCGTGATGGTCCACACCTGGGCGGACGGCGGCAAGGGCCTGAACTTCGGCCCCTTCGGCGCCGTCGCCGAGGCGGAGACCTTCGCCAAGAAGATGAGCTTCGGAGGCACCGGCAGAGTCGTGCCGCTGACGTCCTCCGGGGTCATGCTCGCCAACCACGACGGCAAGAAGGACGGCTGGCCCGGCTACTGCTGGAACCCCGAGTGCGGACACGCCCCCTGGACGCACGCCATCGAAGGCGCCAGCCGCGGTAAGTGCCACCTGGAGACCTGTCCCTGCACGAAGTTCGTCAAGGACGACCCCAGCATCAAGGCCAAGAAGAAGACCACAGTCAAGAAGGGTACGGCGAAGGCGATCAATGAACTCTGAGTGGAGGGCATGCCCCTGCGGTATGAAGCGAGACTTCATGAGCCGTCACAACGCCGAGAAGGCGCTCGGCAAGGCGCAGTCCAAGAGGAGCAGGCGCGCGGACGCGATAGGCACCAGGCGCGGCTCGAAGATCGAGCACCGGGTGTACGCGTGCGAGGAAGGCGGCTGGCACCTGACGTCCCAGTCGCGAGCGTCGTACCAGAGCCGCATCACCAAGGAGGTAGCACCGTGGTAGCCGGATGGAACTGGATCGAGGAGGGCGAGCGCATCAGCGCTGAGTCTCGGCGCATCGCCGGCCTGACTGAAGAGGTGAGGGCCGAGTCCATCGTCTTCAACTGCCAGGCGGCCTTCGAGGACGAGCCCGACCGGAACGAGGGGTGGGCTGTCGAGCGGGAGAACTCTCGGCTGCGTGCCGAGAACCTGCGCCTGCGCGCCGAGATCGTGCGGCTGCGTGAGGCGCGGCCAAAGAGCGTGGCTGCGCTGCACGAGGCGCTCGTTCTTCTCGGGGAGGGCGTGTAAGTGACGCACAATACGGAACCGATCGCGGTCGTGTTCGGCTACCACCAGACGCGCATGTTCCCGGAGGTCAAGCCCGAGAACGTCATCCCCTTCCGCCTGCTCCACCTCCTGAAGGGCCGAAGGCCCGAGGTCATCTACCGCACCGGGTTCGGCAAGTCCGCGCCGGCCTGGCGCATGCTCGAAGCCCTCGAAGGGCTCGCCTGGGACACCGGCGCCGAGATCGTCCACATCAAGCAGCTCACCGAGGAGGCCCCCGCACAGTGACCGCCATCCAGCCCCGCAGCAACGTGACCGTCGAGCTCGTCAAGAGCTCCGCCACAGACTCCGACGTCGCCACCGCGGCCCGAGTCTCCACCATCGGTGGCTCGCACACGGCCGAGGTCGACCTCATGAAGGACGCCGGCCTCATCAACTTCCTGATGCGGGACCGGCACGGCAGCCCCTTCGAGCACACCTCGTTCACCTTCTACGTCGAGGCACCGATCTTCGTGGCCCGCGAGTTCTTCCGCCACCGCGCCGGCTTCAGCTACAACGAGGAGAGCGGGCGCTACAAGCAGCTCCAGCCCTCCTTCTACGTGCCGGCCGTAGACCGGCCCCTCCTCCAAGTCGGCAAGCCTGGCGCCTACAGCTTCAAGCAGGGCAGCGACGCCCACTTCGCCCGCATGGCAGCCAACATGCTGCACGCCTACAACGAGGCGTACGAGGCGTACGAGGACATGCTCAAGGCCGGCATCGCCCGCGAGGTCGCGCGCATGGTCCTCCCCGTGGGCCTGTTCACCAGCTTCTACGTGACGTGCAACGCCCGCAGCCTGATGCACTTCCTCGGACTGCGTACCAAGAGCCACACCGCCACCTTCCCGTCCTTCCCCCAGCGCGAGATCGAGATGGTCGCCGAGCTGATGGAGGACCACCTCGCCGAGCAGATGCCCCTCACCTACGGCGCCTACAACTCGAACGGTCGGGTGGCCCCGTGAGCCAGAACCCCATCGTGAGCGTCGAGTGGCGCAGGACGAGGTGGACACCCGCCGAGCGGGAGCGTCTCGCCCGCCTCCTGCTTGGACCGGTGGCGAAGAAGGACTGAAGTAGCTACAGTTACACACGGCGCGTGAATCGCCCCCTGAGCTCTCTTGCTCGGGGGGCTTCGCGCGTTCTGTGTAAGTGTTCCCAGGGAGGGGAATCATGAAATCCAAGACACTGCCGCGCCAGCGCAAGATGCTGCGAGTCGCCATCTACCTGCGGGTTTCGTCTTCGAAGCAGCTCGACGGCTACGGCCTGGACGTGCAAGACGATCGGTGCCGCGCGTGGATCGACTACCAGCTCAAGGGCACGCCTCACACCATCGTGGACGTCTACTGTGACGGCGGTGTCTCTGGAAAACTTGCACACCGCGAAGACCTGGACCGCATGACGGCCGACATCGAGGCCGGCCTGATCGACGTCGTCGTCTTCGCCAAGCTCGACCGCATCGGCCGCACGATGCGCAACATTCACCGCTGGGTCTATGACGTGACTGACCACGGTGTCCGTGTCGCCACCGCGGATGGTCGCATCGACTCCCAGGACGACATGTTCGGCATTCAGCTCTCCCTCCTTGCATACATGGCCGAGGTCGAGCACGCCCTCATCCTGGAGCGCACGATGGGCGGCCGAATGAAGAAGATCTCCGGGGGAGGGTGGGCCAGCGGCACCCCGCCCTACGGCTACATGCTCGACGAGGACGGCGAGCCTGCCGTCAACCCCGACGAGCTCAAGCAGATCATGAAGTTCGCCGAGCTGGCCGTCGACCAGAAGCTGTCCCGAGGCGAGTGCGCCAAGGCGCTGAACGACCTCGACTACCGCACGCGTACCGGCAAGCTCTGGGAGGGCAACAACCTCATCCTCCGGATGCGCCTCGCCGTCCGCGGCTTCGTCGACTTCAGCTTCTCCGGCACCAACGAGGACGGCGAGGAGATCACCACCTCCTACCGCCTGGAGCTGCCCCCTCTCTTCGAGGACGAGAGCCGCCGCAAGGCCGTTGAAGCCGTCCTGGACGACATGAAGGGCAACCCCCGGACCTCTTACTCCAACCACCTGCTCTCCGGCCACCTGATGAGCCTCTGCGGGCACAGCCGCTACGGCGTGGCCCGCACCGGGCGGGAGGGCCTGATCTACCGATGCTCCAACAACGCCACCCTCGACGAGGGGCACACCTGCAAGCAGATCCCCGGCGAGGAGACCGAGCAGGTCGTCTGGGACGAGGTGGCGAAGCTCCTCACTGACCCGGAGGCGATCAAGAGCCTGATCGACGAGTGGCTGGGCAGTGTCCCCGAGCGCGCCGAGTCCTACCGGAGCCGCCTGAAGGAGATCGAAGAGAAGCTGACCAAGCTCCGCAACACCCGACGCAAGAAGATCGCGATGCTCGTCGCCTCCCTCGACGAGGACGACGAAGAGGACCAGAAGCTGATCGACGAACTGAAGGACGAGATCGCCTCGAAGGAGAAGGAGCTCCGCGCCGAGCAGGAGCGCATCACCGAGTGGCTTGAGGACGCCGAGCACAAGGAGGAGCGCGCCGGCAGCATGCGCGCACTGATCGACCGGGTCGGCAGCAACGTCCAGGGCCTGGACAAGATGGACAAGAAGCGGATCCTGGAACTGCTCCAGGTCCGGGTCGACATCGTCGGCGACAGCCGCTCTGGACAGAAGGGCGGAACCAAGGATCCGATGCTGGAGTGGCACCGCGAGCAGGGAATCACCATTCCGCTCGGGGTCTCCGATGAGCAGTGGGGCCGAGTCGAAGGCATCCTGGCAGGAGGACGAAAGCCGAAGCCGGAGGACCGTCCCTGCTTCGAGATGCTGCTGGAGAAGCTACGCCTGGGTAAGGGGTGGCACGACTATGACCGCGACGAGCGCATGGGCGGCAAGGGCTGGGGCTTCTTCTACCGCCTCGGGCGCCGCTGGTTCGTGGACGGCATGTACGCCCAAGCCCTCGAAGCCTATGGCCCGTACGAAGGGGCCGCAGCTCCTGATGGATACACTCTGCCTCCCATGAAAATTTACGGTGCGATCGACGATTCTCCGGAGGATGTTGTGAAATCTCAAGCGGGCGGGCTTACTGGTTCCACCCAGGGGATCACCAGGGCGGAAGCCGAGCGGGCAGCTGCGTGA